TTAGGCGGCGTCCGGGCCGGCCATGATCGCTTCGACGCTTTCGGCGGTGATACCGCTGGAGCGCTCGCCGATCTTGACCAGTTTCAGCTTCCCCTTGTCGACGAGACGGTAGACCGTGGTTCGGGAGATGCTGAGCATGTCCATGACCGCCTTGATGCGATACAGCTTCTTGGGAGTGGTGGTTTCCATGTTTTCGATCTGGTGTGGTGGTGGCCAGATCGGGTATGTTACGGAACGCCCCGAGACGCTGCAATGCAGGTCGTTCGACTATCGTATAGACGCCAAGAAGGAGGCCGCTTGCTTACCGACATATTCGCCCGTCGATACGCTGATTTCCAAATCTGGACTGAGTACGGTGAAAACGAATCCCGATTGCTCCATCAATGTATAGCAGTCGCGAAAGACGTGTTGCCGTACTACGACTCTGCTGGGAAGATCCTTGAGTGGCAGAAAAAGAAATGGAAATCCATTCATGACCGTCTGGCGCGAGAACTTGGCGTTTCCGAGCTGTGGCCAAGATATTTCACAAATTCCACGAAAAACTGGCAAGGTCAAGAAGTCCAATGGACCTATGAGAATGAGTGGGTTGCGGCTTGCGAGATGTTCGTGACTTATAACTACACGGCTGTTACGAACAAGAGTATTGATCGTTATGTAAAGGAGCGACTAAGTCTCATTGAGCTGGTGATGCGCCAGCGACAAGAAGAGATTTCTGCTATGAATAACAGCCTTGAGAGTGCGATCTCCGAAGCCAAAAGTAGCGCGACGATGCGGGCGCTGAGAATAGCAAGAGATACCGGTGCGCGTGTTCCTTACGATCCAGAACCAGAGCTGAGAAAGCTAAATTTAGTCGAGAACAGAGGATTCGATGAGTTGGTGAACGAGCTAAATGTTCGATTTCAGCAGGCGGGCGTTCCGCTTAGCTACCACAACGGATATATTCAGGTTGCAATTGATCGGCTGATTGAGCAACAAATATCTCAGCCGTTTTGGAGCGTTATTGCGGATCCGATTTGGGAAAACGTTGCGCTTCATATGAATCAAGCATTGGATTATCGTGATACTGGAGCCGGTAACGCAGCGCTGTACGGATGTATGGCCTTGGAAAGTACAATTAAGATCATCTCCGACCTTAAGGGGTGGACAACAGGCAAAGAGAAGGGCGCGCATAACTACATCGACAATCTTGTGGCAGATCGCGACGGGGTTAGGTTCATCCAAACATTCGAAATGGAGGTCCTGAAGTCGTACTTTACTCACGTGCGTAATCAGCTTGGACATGGCCCAGGAAACAAGCCAATGCCCAACCTCTCGCCTGCACAAACCGACTGGGCCATCGAGTCTGCTATGAGCTGGATACGAACACTCGTGCGTCGGCTCATACCATCAGAGTGATCACGCCACCGAAGATGGCTTCCAGACACCGGTAGTTGAGAGCTTCAGAGTGTCGCCAACCTTCGCACCGGTCAGGTCGACGTCTGCGCAATCCCCGAGTGAGAGCTGCAAGCTGCCTTGCGACCACGGGATGAATCCAGTCGGGGAAGCTGCTGCGAATGGCCCGGTGAAATTCACGGTCCAGACCGACGCAACATCGGAACAGATGGCGGGGAAGAGCGGGAACGTGCCGCCGATGGGGTAACCACCCACACCAGTCGCCGGATCGTTCGAAGCGCTACCGTTCCAGACGCCACCATTGACGCGGAACCATGCCGTGCGCGATGTCGCGTCGATCGCTACGCCAACCGTGTCGCCGGCAACATTGAATGCCGCACCCGAGCCAGAGTTCGTGCCGCCGTCTCGATACACGTTCCCGCTCGACTGGAATTTCCCAATCGTCCCCTGGCCGTCGTCGTATCCGACCTGAGCGTCCATCGCCTCGTTTCGCGGGCACACCCCGACCGCGGCGTTCCCGCTGGACGTGCCCGAGACGAACGTGGTCTCGAAGTACCACTTTCCAGCTTTCATGCCGGTCGTTCCGAGCGCTACGACTTGCTTACCGCCAGGGACGGTAGCGGTCAGGTTGTTGTTCGAGAGCGCGACCGTGCCTGCCTTCATCACCGGATCGAATGCTGCGCGCTCGGCGAAGCGCGAGATCCGCAACGTGCCATCGCCATCGGTTGTCTGGCCAGGGCCGAGCTTCACGCCACCAAGCTGCGTGTTCGTTGCGACTGGGATGCCGGTGGACGGGGCATCTTTCAGATCCTTGTAGCTGCCGCTCGTTGCCACTTTCGCGAGACCGGCCACGGTGCTCGCGTCTTGCTGGCCAGTGTGGTTTTGCCGGTTCAGAAGCGTCGCGTCCGCGCTGTTCTTTGTCGCTTGTGATGCAATACCGTCGAGCTTGGTCTTGTCGTCAGCGCTCATGAAGCCTGCCGCCTTCTGCGTCACGATTCCGAACCACGCGCGCAGTGTCGAAAGCTTCAACTTGAAGTTGTTGCCGCCATATGCTCCCGCGAGCATTGCATCATCAACTGGATTCTGAAGTTCATTGAACTCCGAAATTTTCATGTCGCTCATAGGGAGGTCTCTGTTTTGATCAAGGTGCCGTCTTCTGCGGCGATATGTCCGGATGCGTTTTCAAGCAGGATGTTGGATTCCTCGATTTGGATGCCTGCACCTTGCTGATTGCGCAGATTCCACATCATCAAGAGTCCTAGCGCGCGCATGATCTCGCCCGCCCAAAACCCATAGAAGTAGTGACCGTGCGACCAGCTTGAATACGCACCGCTCATGTCCGAGTAGGGGCCGGTCGGGTCTTCGATCACCTGCGTGCGCGTAAATTCGGCCATGCAGCCGTTGATCACGCGATCGACGGAGGTGGACTTCGACCCGGCGAACTTCATACAGACAGCACCTGCCATGTACAGCGCCGTCATATGGCCTGTGTGGTCGTAGTCATCGTTGAACGCAGGCTTGTCAGGCGGAAATTCAGTCGGCGTCAGGTTGTCGTTCGCATCCTGGAAATCAGCCAGATACTTCGCATAGCGCTCGCAGAACGTGATGAGCCGGGTATCGACAGGGAAGCCTTGCTGCACGAGCAACTGCCACATCCGGCAACCTGCGAAGAAAGCGCGCGCGTTGTATCCCGCCCACGGGTACGGTTTGTCCGTACCCCAAGCGAACGTGTCGATGGGGCCTTGATCGAGCTGGTCGTAGCGCGGCCACACATAGAGCGGCGCAACCGGACCCATGACACCGATCTTCTTCGCGTATGCTTCTTGCGCGTCGTAGTAGAAGGCGATGCAGTTGGTGTAATACTGGGTTTTGCCCGAGAGTACCCACATCGGCCCATACTGGTAGCCGGTGTACGGTGTTCCCCGCCAGTAATCCTTCCGTGCGCGGGAGACCGAATACTTCGTCGTGAAGGGAAGCACTCCAGGTGTGTATTTCAGCGCGAGCGGGGCAGGGTTGGACGCATACACGTCCCCCACGGCCATCTCCATTGCCGGCTGGCATTTGACATGGATGAACCACTCGGTCGAGTAGTCGTTGACCGACACGAGTTTCTGCGGGATCTCGCCCCAGCAGTACGTCGAGATCGAACCACCTTGGCCGTTGTTCGTGATGAATTCGATCTGCGTCATCGCGCCATTCGGCGTCGGTGCGGCCGGCGTGCCTGCCGCCTGATTCGGCACGAGCGTGAAGTCGGACCAGCTCAGCGGCAGTGTGGTCCAGCCACCGGAGGGCAGCACGCGCTGATACTTATTGCCAAGCGCGTCCGTGACTTTCAACCAGATCTCGCCGCTGTTCACGCGGTACGTCAACGACGTGAGGGCGCGGGTGGTCGGTGTTGCGAGCCAGAAACCGGCGACGACACCGGAAGTGCCGTCATTGATGTTGGCCGTGCCGATCCAGTCAGCGCGACCAGCGTCGCCGAGGATGCCGCTCTCGTACGTGGTGGTGTAGCCGGCGTTGCCGTACGGCACGAAGCTCGAACCGTCGAGCATGGCGTGCTGCTGGCCGTCCGATTGCGTGGCCGTGACCATCTGGCCGAACGGGACCACCATCGGCGTCGGCGTCACGCTACCGTTCGAGGGCAGGGCATAGCGATACTGCCGGCCGTCGCTCAGGAGGTCGGTCTTCATCCGCGTCAGGAACTCGATGCGCGCCTTCGGCGTGTTGATACCGATGGTATTGACCATCGCTGTCTTGCTGGAGTCGATGCGCGTGTAGACGGCGATCTGTTCGAGCGCGACCGTGCTCTCCTTGTTGACGTTCGATTCAGCGGTCTTCGACACGTGGATGTAGCCGCTACTGTCGCGGTTAAGCGTCGCCTTCGCGTCGCCGAGGTATTCCCAGTCGTACGCGATGCCCACATTGAAAGGGTCAGCAGCCTTCGTGTCCTGTCGAAAATAGAAGCCGTCGGCTTGAAGGTCGGTCGCGTCGTTGATGGTGTAGATTGAGGCATTGAACGCGTTGAAGTAGCGCGGGTTGCCAGTCTCCTGGAACATCAAGTAGCAGGCCTCGGCGAACCACTGCTCCGAGTCGATCGAGTTGCCCCACTGGTCGGGAGACAACGCCATCCATATCGGCCAGACATCGAACGGCTGGTTGCGGCCGATCATCGGGCCGGTCATGTTCGCGTAGTTCACCAGCGCCATGCCGGTGAACGTCGTGTCGACGAGGCGGATCGTTCCCGGTGTGTCGCCGTTCGGGTCGATCGCGTCCTGATCTGCGTTGTGGCGCACGCCGTCGTACGTCACATACGAAGCGAACGGGTAGACCGTGCCGCCTGCGTTGACGCCCGAGCGCACGGAGTCGTACGAGAGCTTCCCGTTGTAGACCGAATACAGGCGCGTAATGAGCTGGCCATTGTACGGATCGCCGGTCGGGATCTGGCCCACCCCATTCGTGAACTGCACCTTGATACCCTTGCCGCCAGGGCTGTCCGGGTTGTTCGGGTCCAGAGGACCAAACGCCTGAAATGGGCGCTTGCCGTTGATGATCCAGTTCGCGCGGTAGATCTGTGGCGTGGTCGGCGTCGGCTGGCCGGCGTAGAACAGGTCCAGGTAGGCGTCGATCGCGCGCACGGCGCGGTCGAGGTAGGAGCGCTTGCCGGTGCCTTTCCATGCGTAGTAGAGGCCGAGGATGTACAGAGCCTGACCTTCGGTCGTGGCCGTGCCGTTCGGGGTGTACCAGACGCTCCCCGTCTCATAGTGCATGTTGTTGCAGAGCACGCTCTTGCTGTTGACGATCATGTAGTCCTGACCCGTGTCCGGGTCGTCTTTCGTGTGGCGATCGACGAACTGCATGAGGCCGTCCAGCATCGAGTTCGCATTCGCGGCGAGCTGGTTGAGGGACTGACGGGACAGGTAGAGCCGGTTCATTTACGCAGGAATGTTGTTGCCGACGAAGTAGCCTACGTACGACTTGCCGCCGTCATAGGTTTCGAACATGAACGCGTCGCTCACGCCTTGCGCGTACGACAGGACGGGCGGGACGCCACCGTTCCATTTGATGATTGCCGGCCAGGTGCTGACCTTGTTCGAGCCGGTGCCTTGCTTGAGCACGAGCGAGAACGAGCGCACGAAGTTCGCATCCGTTGCCGGGTTGCTGATCGTGATTGCCGTCTGCGGGGAGTTGATCGTCGCGTTGAAGCAGCCGATTCCGGTCGACAGGTCCAGGTCAAGACCGTTGCCGGTCACGTTCATGCGCGCAATCGGCGTCTTGTTGACGTCACCCGTATCGCCTTTGTCTCCCTTGTCGCCCTTGATGCTGTAGCCGCTCGGCCAGACGCCGCCCGTCTTCGGGCCGAACATGAAGCTGTTGTCCAGGTTGATGTACGAGTCGCCGTCGTTGCCGACGTTGTTGGCCGGCGCTCCACGGCCGTAAAGCAGTTTCATCGGGGTCAACTGTCCGAGGTTGTTATAGACCGGACTCATCATCAGGATGAGCGGTTGGCCGTCCGGATTGGTCGGGGCGAGGGGGAGAGAAGCCGCAATCATTGCTCACCCACGTTCAGACGAGCGAGAACGTCTCGGTCGCTCCGGACGACGGCTTCGCAGGCGTTGAGTCTGAGCACGATTTCGTCCGCTCGACCGGCTTCGCCGAGAAGAAATTCAGTAGCCGGCAGCGAAAGTTCGGCTCCTCCGGTGTCAGCAGATACGCCGGCACCGGGGCCAGTTGCACTTTCGGACGGTTGATTGCCACAGGTTGCGGCTCGGTCGCGCAGGCGCAGAGCACCAGCGCGGGCAGCAGCAATATCGCGGTCAGCTTGAGACTTCGCATCGTTGAGCTTCCTTTCGTAGTCGGTCGAGATCTGCGTGACCAGCAGGTTCGACGTCGTGGTAGCGAAGGCCGCTGCTGCGTCCGCTCGCTCTTGAGCGGCACGCAGGGCCTTCTGCTGTCGATCGTCGTTCTCGGCTATGAGCGCGACGTAGTGGTCGCGGGTGAAGTAGAACGCGCCAGCGCCGCTCACGAGAGCGGCGCAGAGCGCGACAATGGTGGTCAGCTTCATGCGGTGTCCACCTTTTGCAGAATGCGAGTCATGACCGCGTCGAACAGCTTCGAGCTGCCATAGCCGGCGACAGTGATGGCCGCGGCCTCTTGAGCGGAATCCCAGCGGAACGATTCGGCGATGAAGAACATCAGCAGGCCTGCTGCGATCGAGGAGACCATGTCGCGCGCGACGTGCAGCTTCCAGCGCGACAGATCCTCGGCGTTCGACAGCTTTTGCAGCGTCGACGCTGCGCCACCGATGCTGCTGAGGATGACCGTGATCACGTACGCGATGATCGGGATGCTTGCCAGATCGCGCCCGAAAGACACGTCACTACGCGTAGCCGCGTAGGTGACGAGAGACCACGTGAGGGCGAGAAACATCGCCCATACCTTTATCGTTCGCTGCACGCTCGACCCCGTACGTGAAAAAGATTTCGAAAACTCAGCGTCAGGCCAAACACAGCCATCGAGCCATAGAGAACGAGTGTGCTGATCTGCACACTCTTGTAAGCCTGCTCAGCAACGAACAGATGAGACGCAAAAGAGAAGGACGCCATCGGGTAGACCCAATGACGCCACTTCAACCCCCACGTGAAAACGTATCGGTCCGGCATCAAGTCATTGACCACGATGTCGACCAGCAGGAGCGCGCCGGCAACCAGCAGAAGGAGAGTGAAGAACCAGCCGCCGTGTTGCATCGTCGCGGCTGGGATCGAGCTTGCGTGGCACATCGAAAGCACGACGACCACAAGCGCCCATGTCGTGAAGCCGAGGCGCGCGAAGAAGTCTCCATTGCGCGTCGTCATTAGGCGGCTCCCGGAATTACCTTTCGTGCGAGCACGAGATACGCCTGACGATCCGCGAGACCGTTCGTGCCGCCGTTGATGACCTTCGTGACCGCAATGAAGTCTTTCTTCAGCGCGAGGTTGTCGAGCTTGTGGTTCCACCAGAAGGCGGCGGCGCTGAGGCACGCGTACTGCGGTTGCTCAAGCAGCTCCGGGTGCGCGATCAGGTCAAGATCAAGCAGCACACCCATCAGCAGGTAGTTGGTCCGACCGGTGCATTGGATGAGGCCACGGCCCTTGTAGCGGACGCCGTCGCCCGGTTGCGTGTTGCCGAGGTCCTTGCGTCCCTCGTATGCCTGTCCGCTGGCGATCTCCAGCGTGTAGCGCCCCTCGGCTGACTCGTGCGAGATCTGAGCCAGGAACTCGACGATCTCTTCCGGCGTATCGATCTCGAACTTCGCCATCGCGTCCGAGAGCAGGGGTGCGTACGTAGCGCATCTGTCAATCGGTGCGTGCGTCCAGATCTTCCGAAGCTGGTCGGACGTAATAGACATCTCGGACTCGTGTGGTGGTGGTGAGTGCCGAGAATTTTAAGGTTGGGGTTTACGCAGACACAAAGAGTTTTGCACAGGAAATGCTAAGTGAACCTAATTGGTTCACTTAGCACCTATTCGCGTGCTTATGCGGGTATCGGATCAACCGACGTGGGCGCGCCTTCAATCGGTCGCTGCTGCGCAGCAAGCTTCCGGTTGGCGTCGTCGAGGTTCTTCTGAAGCTGGTCAGCGCGCGACTGGCTCGCGACCAGCGCACTCTTCGTCGCTTCGAGTGCAGCGTTCGCCTCGTCGAGCGCAGATTGCATGGTTGCATTCGCCGTGGCCAGTGCTTGCACTTGTTGCTCAGCTTGACCAGCTGCGACGCTTGCGTGAGCGAGGCGATCGGCCAGCTCGTTGCGCTGTAGCGTCAGCACGTGGTGCATCATCTGGCCTTCGTTCATCAGGGGAGTGGTTTGTTGATCGTTCATGGCGTTTCCGTTTTGATCTGAATGATTTTGCGGGTGGTGGTCCGCTTGTTGGCCAGAGGTCCGAAGACGATCTGGCGATGCTCAGGCAGCGTGCCGGTCAACGGCTCGATACGCTGAAGGGTGCAGCCAGTCAGCTCATAGAGCGCCGTGGCAAGGAATACGACGTTGTCGCTGTATGCACTCTCGCAGGTGACATCCCACAAGTCTCCTTCGAGAAACATGCAGCTGCCCTTGCAGAGCTGAAGTACGGGGCACGCGTTGCAGTGCTCTCGCGTCGACCAGTGGCGCGAGGACTTGAGCTGAACTGCGTTCATGTCTTGCACGTTGCCGGCGAGATGGGGCTGGCCGTTCGGCGCTACCGCTACTGCCGACACGTTCTGACACGTCAGCACGTTGCCTTTCAGATCCATCGTCAGCGTGTCAGCGCGGTCGCTGCCGCACTTCTGACCGAGCGTGCGTGCTTCACGCCGAGTGACCACGGACTCGCCGAAGTCCACGATCTTCTGCGTGACGCTGTCGAAGTTGAGCGCATTGCCGCCCTTCAGCTCGTCGAAGGCGCGAGCGCGGTAGCGGACGTGCTCGTGCGCGTCGTGAAACGACATCGAGCGGCCACCTTCGTCGTACGCGTCGACGAACATGCCTTCGCCGATCGGCACGTCGGTGTCGCCCGTCAGCTTGACGAAGTAGTCGCGCACCGCGCGCCGCGACGTGCTGTCCTTATGCAGCATCGCGTTGAAAGAGATCCGGTTCAGTGGACGCAGGCGCTGGTACAGCATGAGGATCGCCTCGCGCGTCAAGGGGTTATCGAGGGGGTCTTGACCCCGTGCCTTCTGCCCTGGTCCGTCGTGCGAGATGCCGATCGTGAACCCCATCGAAATGAGCCATCCGGCCTTCATGTGATCGATCAGGGAGCCGTTCGTGATCATCCGAAGGGTGATGCCGGGGTAACGCATCCGCAGCCTCTCAGCGAGCGGTTTGAGCGTCTTCCAGTACACCATCGGCTCGCCACCCCAAAACTCGACCGTCGCGTCCTCGGTGAGATAGCAGTTCGCCATGAGGCGGGACATGAACACGTCGACGTCGCCGGGGTTGGTCTGGTCCGAGTGCGGTACGAATCGTTGTGAGCAGTAGTCGCAGCTGTAGTTGCACGAGAGGCCCAGCTGGACCTTCAGCGTGCGAATGACGCGGTCTTTGTGGCCGGGGTGCGCGGCCGGCGCGCGTGGCTCGCTCGGACGTTCGGTCACCACGTCGAGTCCGCGGTGGTCGGTGAGGGTGCTGCGCTGGTTGTTGTAGAAAAAGTCGCGGCCGACGCCAGAGGCGTCGACCGTCTTCAGGCGAAAGGTGGTCATCTGGTGGCTAGATACGTCGCCTGAAGCGCGCGGAGCGCCGTCTTGAAGGCGACCATGTCGTTGAAGGCGAGGTCCCCATCCTTCATTTTCAGCACACCAGCGTCAAGGAGTTTCTGACGTTTATCAGATGGAAACGCGCCCGCCGGCAGGATGGCGAACAGCAACTCCGTGAGCAGGTCTACCTGTGCTTCGAGCGCGGCGAGTGCGTCATTTGTCTTGATGTCCTTCAGCAGCTTGTGCTTCGCATGCCAGCGGTCGATAACGGGCGCAATCGATGGCATGAGCCGCTTTAGGACCATGTCGCCGCTTTCATCCGACGTGTCCACGGTTGGGGTTGAGTTGGTCGGCTCGACGGTGTGGCAGAAAAAGACCGCCGTGTAGGCGCTCATCGCTTCGTTGATACCGACAAGAACGAGCGGCATGAATGAATCGATGTTCTTTCGAAGAAGAGCTGACGACAAGCTGTCTTTCGACTCGTGGATGTCGCTACCCCACACGACTACGTACTGCCCGTTGCGGGCACGCACTAGATGCAGGACGTCATTGCCGTGCTCCACCTTATTCAAGTCGAACTGCCAGTAAAGGCCCAGGTCTGTCGACTGCATAGAGAAGCCGGTAGGTGTCGGGATAACAGTGACGATGCCGTACGCTTGGGCGCGCTGCTCATCCGTCAGATCGTCGGGGATGAGTACCTTATGCACCAACATGGCCGAGTCCTTTCCATTCGAAGGTGTTGTAATCGAAGTCATACCCATTTGCACCGGCCGAGACAACGTAACCTTCGGCGATGATCATGTGGCATCCGCCTACGATCGGCAGGTAGACCTTCGTGTTGGGGTTCATGTCGTGTTTCACCACGCGCTTGCGTTGCCAGCCGTTGATGTGGGCGAACTCGTCCCAGCGGTCGTCCAGAACACGAACATCATCATTGTTCGGCAGACCTTTCACTACACCCAGCTCAACGCCCCGCAACCAGGACTGCTTGTCTACCACGCCGAACGCCTGCACGCCGTCGCGACGCGTCCAGAACGCGTGATCGTCGGTCCAGAAGAATGAACGATCTTCGAACGAGACCATTTTCCGGTCACCCAGCAGTGGGGTCTCGACGTCGAGCACGGCTTCCGGCCCAAGCGGCGTCATGACGATGTCGCCAACTTGGATCTGTTCGACGTACTTCCAGCTGCCGTCAGCCATCATGATTCGAGTGCCGGCCGGGAAGCATGTGCACGCGCAGTTGCAGTTGCAGTTTCCCCACATGCGCACGAGCTGAACCTGACTGCCGGACCGTTTCAGGTAGAAGGCCGCTGGCGCAATGACGCCGTTACCGGGGGCACCCCACCACGGGAGATTCGGCTGCGTCGGATGCCAGCCGTCGCCGCTGTCTAGTGTGCCGACCGAGTTAAGGCGGTCTTCTGCGCCCTTGCCGGCGAAACAGTTCTCCAGCCAACCATAACGCGACGTCCAGATTCCGCCCGTGCCCTGTTCGAGCGTGTGCGTATCAGTCGCGAATCCCTTGCCGCCGTAGACCTTGACGTAACCCGAGTCGTTCATATAGATGCCGCCGCCATAGGTTTGGTTGTACCAGCCGACCTGACCGTTCGAACGGAACCAGCCGTTGTTGTACAGCTCGGCCACCGTGTCGCCGTTGCGGCCGAGTTTGGCGTTGTTCAGCGAGTTGTAGAGGTAGTCGGCGTAGTTTTTCGTCGCGGCGTGGTAGGGCTGCGACGGGTCGCCCGAGAGCGTGAGCGGGCCGTTCATCTGGTCGCCAGAGCGCAACACGCGGTTGTTCGCCGCGGTGGTTGCAGCCTGCGCCTGAGCATCAACGTACCGCTTCGGTGCGGCGTGCAGGGCTTGAGACGGGTCTCCCGAGAGCGTGAGCGGGCCGGTCATGTTGTCGCCGCTTTTGAGGACGCGGCTGTTTGCTGACGCCGCAACCTGATCGAGATTGTCCTGGTATGCGATCGAGCGGTTGTAGTCGATTTCGACCACCCATGTGACCGGCGTCAGGCTCGCAAGCCGGAAGAGCTTGTTCTGCGACGTGCTGAGGTACGGCATGCCGATCTGGAGGCCAGTGATCGGAAAGGAATCGCCAGAGTTGCGCGAGATCGCCGTGAGGTCGTTGTTGAGCAGCGGAGCGAGCGAGTCGGAGACCCGCTGACTGTCCGGAATCTGTGTGTAGTTCTGCATCGTGGTGGTGTCCGTTAGCAAGACGAATTTTACGAGCGCTGGCCAGAGCGCCCAAGGGATTTCAGTATGCGTGAGCGGCCCATGTCAAAGCGCCGTCGATCTTCGCCTTATCGGAGACCCTTTCAAGGAAGCAGTCGAAATACGTGCGCGTGACCGAGCCGGCGACAAGTTTAGCGGTGCATGGGTCGCTCGCGCTTTGCACGGTCAGGGTCACCTTTGGCGCGACGTGGAATGGACGCGTGAAGAAGATTCGCGTCGGTGTCGTTCCGTCGATGATGTTGTCGCCGCTGTCGAACATATCGGGAACGTCGACGACGACGCTCAATTTGTTGATCACCCCACGGTCGCCGGAAGTCGAGTTCATCGAGATGCGGAAGAGCGCGGTCTGATACTCGTAGTCGCCCTGCACGAACGGTTGAAATGGGGCGTAGCCGGTCGGGCTGTCCGACGTGAGCAGCGCGACGAAACCGTCGTCGTCGAGCACCCTCTTCGAGACAGTGATATCGGAAATTACGTGTGCCATATCAGTACAAACTGTAGTTGATGGTTTGGCCGATACCTTGGACGTCGAGGGTCCCACGGAATACCGATCCGCCCTCCCGGCCGACGTACAACGTGCGCTTGTTCGTATCCTGTGAAATAGCGACGAAGTAGCGTTCACCGACTTCAAGATCGATCGGGACGGAGATCTTTTTACCGTTGTTATCGATCGCATAGACACTCATCGTGGACGCTTGATAGCCGATCGTGATTTGCGCACCGTTCCGTCCGCAGAAGCTGGACCATGTGTCGTCGTCGTCGTCGTACGGAATGACCCAAAAGCTAGTTGAGAACACGTTCGGGATATTGACGTCGAACGTCACGCGAGTCGGCACCGGTTGGAGCGGCGCAGTTTGTACGAAAAGGCCCGAGCCATACTTCCCAGCGCGGTAGCTAACCGTCTGCTGCTCGGTGACCGATCCGTCCTCGCCGGGGCCGGAGAATCCGAGCGTATTGTCGAGCTTGATCGCATAAAGCACGTCGGGCGGAAGTGCAGTGAGCGTGGCAATCTCGGCACGGTAGTTGATCGACGAGATGTCACCCGCTGCGGCCCACGGCATCTGCGCTCTCGCGTCGTCCCACGGGAAGGTTGCGTCGTTCCACCGCATGGTGAAGTCGACGATCGCGTCGAGACCGATGAAGAGCGTATTCTGCGCACGGAAGCTCGTCGGGAGCGACACGCTGAAGATGTACTCTGCCTTCGCCTTCCCATCGTCCATCCGCAAAGAATTGCCGTAGACGACCATGTTGTACCGCATGCCGGTGAAGCCTTTCGACAGTTCGTCCGACTCGTACACGATGTTTGTGTTTTCGAGTTGAGCGACGTCGGTAGTAACGAAGGTCGCCTTGTCCGAGTAGATGCCCGGTGCGGCGATTGCTTTCAGCCAAAACTTGCGTGTACCACCTGCGCCGGCCGTAAGACCGAAGCTTGTAGATTTCGTCTTCGCAACGAACACGGCCGTCGCCCAAGTGTCACCTTCACGGATCTCGTAGTCGAGGATGTTGTCTTCCGGGTTCGGCTTCCAGCTCATCTCGATCCGGTTCGACGACTGAACAGCGATGACGCCACGTACCGAGGACGGGCCATACAGTGCGATCGTCTGGATCGTCGGAATCGGCGAGAAGTTTTGGCTCGTGTCGATCGCGCGGATCATGAACGAGTATGCTCCCCCAGTGTCCGTCGTCCATGCGAACTGCGTTGCTGCATAGTCAGTCACGAGAACCGTTCCAGTCTCCCACGACGTGCCGAGGCGGATCTCGTAACCGGCGCGGTCGAGGTCAGGGATCGGGTCCCACTTCAGCAAGATGTCGTTCTGACGGCGGATGACGTTAAAGTTCGTCACGTTGCTCGGCGGGTCATCCTTGCCGACGCATCTGTAGTTCCATGCAGAAAGCTGCGAACTGCGGTAGTCGAACGTGCTGATTGCCCACACCGTGATGTCGTAATCGACGCCGCTCTTACAAGGACCAAGGAACAGGCTTTCACCCGTAGTGCTCGCGGTGAGCCACGTTGACTGTGAGCTTTCCTTCCACTGCACGTCGTAGCGCTTGACGATCGCGTTTGCAGGCGGGTCCCAAGACACGAGGATGCGCGCCTGAATCGACCCGTCCTGACCGATGATCAGTTGTTCCGTCCCGGACGCCATGACCATATTCGTCGGCGGGGGAGGGATCAGCGGGTTTTTGAACGAGTATTGCTTGCTGCCGATCGGTACGCAGTTGTCCGCTGCGGCCTGCTTGTTGACGTTGACTTCGACAGCCGTAACCTTGTAGGTGTCGGGTTGATTGTCAACTGGCTCGATCGCGATCGTGCGGAAGGGCTTCGCAATCCCGAATCCACCGTTGTCCTCGATTGTGAAGACCGTGCGATCCGGAATGTTCGGCGGAATGACGCCACTCACGATCGTCAGCTCGGTTGCGGCACCGGTCTTGCCAGGGTTCACGACTAGGTTCCACAACCCATCGACGGACTGAAGTCGCAGGTTGTAGTTTTGGTTGATCGTGAAGTAGACCGGGTCTCGCAGATAGATCTTGTTGTTGAAGATGGACTTGATACGACCACCGGACGACCAGCCAGTGATCGGGTCGGCGACGTAGATCGGCTTGTACGGGTCGATAACGCGGCCGAGGCGCGCAGTCATGAACGACACCGTCGCGCACTCAGTGGTCGACGTAATCAGCTGATAGGTGGCACGACGAACAGCTTCGTGCTCGTTCGTGCAGCCGATCGCCTGAAACTGATACGGAATGCTGCCGTTGAGAGCGATGTGCTCTTCGTACGGAACACGCCGATGGTCGACATTCCAGTCGATGTCAGGATTGACGAACTGAACCTCGTAGTCGTTGTAGCGCGTCGACATGTCCGTGAACGTGTAGCTGAAGCCTTCGGGAGTCACGTTCTCGGGCGTGAACATCAAGGTAGGTTCTTCCCATTTGTCGACACGCAGGTGAACCATGCCTGTAGCGTCGTCGAAGATAACCGCACCAAAGCTGCCGGCGACATATCTCAACATGTCGAGGCCGGTCTGTTGGTCGGTCAGGGCGAGGTTGAACGTGTAGCGCGGTTGCCAACCACCTCGGCCGTCAGGGACCATCTCGTCACACCACCGCCCCGCATCGTAGAAGTCGAAGCGGTTGCAGCTGATCCACGGGTAATATTTCGCGAGGCCCCATGTGGGGTTCATGATGAGGTTGTACAGAATCCACGCCGGGTTGTTCGTCCATGCGAGCTTGAACGTCCCGTTCCACGGGCCGCTCGCGTCGTACGAGTGCATGTCGCCGTTGTAGTTCGTCGGAACAAGGATCTCCAGCCCGTCGTAGATGCCAGCGAAGTCCGGGATCGAGCTGAACTGGCTCGTAGCCTTGGCGACCAGATGGAGGAGCGCGACTTGGTTGTACGAGCGGTTTCCCTTCGTGACCATCTGGAAGCTTTCCCAGGTGAGGTCACAAAATTCCGTCGTACTGGAGTCCGGGTTCTCCTTCAGTACCCGGATCACCCAGTTGTCATTGATGCGAGGCACGTCCCACGAATAGTCGACCATGTAGCCGCTACTGGTCTTACCAGTCACCTTGATCAATCCGCCTTGAACCTCTGACCACGCGGCGTAGCTGGATGCTGGACGATACTGGATTCGGAAGCGCGCCGTGTTGTTGAAGGAGCCGTCGTTGTTCTGGACGTAGAGGACATTGAACTGCATCCGTACTTGCAGTTGGTCGATCACTCCCTTCAATGACTGGTCGGTCTGGCGGTTGACCCACGTCCCTTGAAATAGACGTGTGCCTACCTGGGTGTTCGAGCTTTCGCCTCCCAGGACGTAGTTGACCGGAGAGTCGTGCGCGGTGCCGAGCTTTACGCCGAGGTTGAACGAACTGAAGTTCAGCGATCCGTCTTGCGACATGAGCGGCGTCCCGCCCACAAAGAAGGTCTTCATGCCGTCGACCAGTCCTCGAATCGGGCCTTGAGAAAGACCAAGGACGATCTCGACGACGTCTCGGGAAAACAGGTTGTCGTCCGTTCGCGTGGGCGAGCTGGAGCCACCGCCGCTCGCGCCACGGATGCTCTGGATAGGGCGTTCTTCTTCGACAATCATCGTTTGGTTTTGTTATGCGAGCACGCAGTGGAGTGCTTGGCCGTCCCCGTTCTGGTTGCAGTAGCCACCAAGGACCATGTTGGAATCGTCGTACCGCTTGGCGTCGACGTTGAATGACAGGTAGTGCCCGAAATGTTTCACTCGGCCGAACAGGAGCGGTAGTCGAGTGCCGATCTTCACGGTGTTCTGGCTGGCGGGGATGATTAAGCTAGAGTTCGTCGCTGAACCCGTGCCGAGCTTAGGTTGTGGGGCGAGCATGGAAATGATCCCGCCGAGCATCATCATCGCGCCCCCCATCATCATGCCGATGCCGATCTGAGCCATCGTGCCACCAGCCGGGCCGGTCCACCAGAGGACCGCGCCGACCACGACCATGACGGCCCCAATCAGGATCTGTAGGAAGCCGCCGTTGCCACCCGCGCCACGCAGGGCGGGGTAGACGTGCAGCTCGGTCTTGTCGGTCTGCACGAACAGCGAGTCACGGCAATCGAAGCCATCGACGCGCACATCGACAGGGTTCTCGGCGTCAAAGCCGGGGAGCTGCTTCAGCACCGTCAGCGCTTCAGCAGCCGTGGTGGCATGGACTTTAATCGGCTCCGGGTTCAGCTCCTTCAGGGAGCCATGCAGAAAGATCGTCTTCATCGAGCAAAATCACCGCGTTGTTTCTGACGTAGTAGCACCAGACATCGTGCTCGCCAATGATGTAGTGGAACCACTTTGGCCACGCCTGAAATGCACGGTAGTCCTCAGCAGATAGGTTCGGCCCCGTGCGCGGATGCGTGTGCCATGTGGCAGCAATCTGATCCTCGTATTGTCGGATAGACGCGGGGGTAATTTCAAAGCCTATTTCGGGTTGCTCATGGACGTTTTGGCACTCGACGATCGACCCGTCATTTAGGAGGAAGCCGCACCGTTCGGTCAGGGGAGTCCATAGTTTCAACAAGTCGTCTTTCATACTTCTCTCTCAAGTGTGGTGGCAGGAGGGTCATGAAGTCGACCGACTGCGTTTGTTCCTGATTCTTGGCTGCGATTTCGGGATGCCGGATAACGTCGAGGACGCGGTTCTTCCAACGGTCGTTCAGAGGGTCTGCTTTCGAGGCCTGGCCATACAGGTGGTGCAACACATACTGGTTGCCGACGTAGACGCCGATGTGGTTCGAGATGCCGGTCCTGCTGGCGACGTGCATCATCAACAGATCTCCGATCTGCAAGCGATTCAACTGCGTATTGACGAGTACAAACCCCTCGCGGTTGAAGTAGTCGCCAAGCAGATTGAAGCCGTCGTTTTCCCACGCGCAGGGTCGAGCGTAGTTCGTCAACTTCATCCCGTAGGTCTTGTCCATCCATTTGCGCACGAGACCGTAGCAATCATCGCGGCCTTCGACGTACGGGATTCCCTCGAACCCTTCGATGTATTTTTCATAGAGAGACATGGGGGAACTCCGGAGGGTAGAAGGCACGTGCCGGCAGATAGAACATCTGTCCGTCAAGTGGGGTACGCAGCTCGAAAGTAGCCATCGAATTGCTCATGCTCAGGGTCTTTGACACGCGCCAGATGTTGATCTGGTAGCGGCCGACGTTGTTTTTCACATCCTCAAGATGGCAGCGGTAGCGTGTGACTGTTGCGCTGTCGGTCTTACCCTGTGCAATGAATGCCGAGAAGATGCCGTCAGGGTTGGCAACCGTTAGCTTCGGTCGATTCCACTGACCGTCCGTGCGAACACCTTCGCCGGCGAGGGTGATGGGAATGGACTCGAATACCATGCCTTGCCAGATGACTTGATTCTTAGCCGTCATGCAAAGAACCGTGCCACCAGAGATGCTATTGAGTTCCAGCTTGAACAGGTCGACCAGTCCGTCGGGTGACAGCTCGAAGGACTGGGAAACGTGAGTGTCGGGAAGATCGGACCTCACGGCATCTCCACGAATTCGACGCTGAAGGACTCAGACCATCCGTCAGCTCCCTTTTTGCCCTTCGGCATTTCGAGAGGCTTACTGAAACGGACGTTCAAGGTCCCCAGCCACGGGTGCTTATATTGGAATGTCTTGTAGAGTCGATACGTTTCGTAGAAGTCTTTCAGTAGCCCAAGGTTGTTGGGCGGATTTGTGGTGATGTCCACTGTGCCGTCCGTGTTAATCCCACGCCACATCGTCTCAAATGAGAGAATGAAGGTGCGTTGCTCCGGAGCGGTCGGTGGCGTCGCGAAGACATAGGAGTTTCCGAGCTGGATACGTGTTCCAGACTCGGGGTACTTCTCTTCGACCAGATGATTCGGGAAATCGAAAGTGAGTGACGTTGCCATTTACATTTGACCCAGTGCGACTTGCTTGATCAGTTTCTTCGTAGAGCCACCCGTGACGATGTCGTTGCTGATCGCGGCGACGACGTCATTCGGACCCATCTGCGGCTTTTGATCCGGAGCAACGACCCACACGTTGACGTGTTGTGGCTGCTTCTCGCGTTCGGGCTTCGGTGCCGGTGTGCTCTTCGAGATGACACGGTTGCCGTGTGCGTTGAGGTTGTCGAGGAAGTCGGTGCCGACCGTCGACACGGCTCCATCGTTTAGCACATACTCTCCCTCTTTCAAAAGAGCATGTACGGAGTCACGACCGGGCATCCCGCCCGTCACGCTCCCGCCCGACACGAAGCGCTTCACCCCCGCCGAGCGGGAGACGAGACCGTTGCTGACGGAGCCACCCTGGACCGCGAGCGCGGTGCCGGTGGATGGCATATCAAAGCCGCCCGTGGCCGCGGGTGCAGCGGAAGCAGACGCAGCCGTCCCGAACATGCTGAGGACGCCCTTGATAAGCATGAGCGCGGCCTGCTGTTCGAGGATCTGCAAGACCATCTTCAGGAACGACACGCCGAAATCCCTTACTGCCTGACCAGCGGTCTTCGAATGGGTGGTCAGGTCATCGAAGAACTGGATCAACGCGTTGTCGGTCCCGTTCAGCATGTTGGCATACCCGTCGATCGCCATCGAGGTCGCGTTGTGCGTGTCGAGGAAGTTCTTGTTTGCCTCGTTGATCCCCTGCATCAGCGAGAACGAACCAGTGGTAGTCTTCGCGGCCAGCTTCTCTTGCAGACGCTCCTGACTCTCAACCAATGCGTTTGACTTATCTTGCAGCGCGTTTAGTTCACCCTGCTGCGCAGTGCGTTCCGTGGTGAGGCGTACGATCGTGGCTTCGAGGCGTGCCTGTTCTTCCCGTTTCGCAGGATCAGCCTTCGCCGCCGCGAGTTGCGCGTACAGCCCAGTCGCGGGTGATCCAGCGCCATCACCTTCCTCGCCAAGCATCGCCGTACGGGCGTTGACTTGTTTCCGCAGTTGCTCGATTTCGCCGCGAAGCTGGGTGATGTTCGCCTGATACGTGACGAGGTTGCGCGTGTCGACGACGTCCTGATCAGCAGCTGCCTTGAGGCTTAGCGACTGACGTTGGACTTGGCTGAACTGGGCTGAGTAGCGCGGATCGCTCATGTACGCCGACGCTGCCTGATCGGCGACCACGGGGTACGAGTTACGTTTCAGCTCGATCGCCTGATTGCTCGACCGCGTCTTCTCGTCGCCCTTGAGCGTGGTCATGAAGGCGTTGAACGCCATTCGTGCCCGGTCCTCGTCCTCCTTGAACTGCGCTGCCTTGATCTGCTCGTTGAGCTTGCGAACGCGCTCGGTGTTCTTGTCGATCTGAGAGCGGACCTTTGCGTCCATCTCGGCCTGCAACGACTGAAGCTGCTGCTTCACGTCGTCTGCGTAGTCGCGATGATCGCCGACCTGAAGTGTCGGGCTCGTCCCCTTCAGCGTGTCGATCGCACGGTTGTACTGGTTCTTGATCAGTTCGACGGCGACGTCGCCGAGCTGCCGTGCCTTCTCCGGGTCACGGGTGATACCAGCCTGGGTGTCGACTTCGGCCAGCTGCGCTTGAAGAGCGCGTTGCGCGGCCGAGTTTGTCGCCTTCAGCGACGGCGCAGCCTCGACGCGCGCGTTTTCGATCTTGCGTTGAATGTCGTTCTGCGCAACCTTCAGCCGGTCGATCTGAGCGCGCAGGAACGTCTTCTGGATTTCGTCGTCGGACGCATCCAGCTGGGTCTGAAGCTGACGCATGAGCTGGCTGTTGGCCGCGCCTTGGTTTGCCAGATCCGGATTGTTCAGGAGGCTCTGGTAGCGACCGAATGCGCCAGCGCCGCTGCCGATGCGCTGCACGTAGTTGCGCGTCTCGGGCTTGAGCGCGTTGACGAACTCGGTCTCGGTCACGCCGGTCGGATTGCGGAAGTCCATCGAGCGACCATCCGCGCTCGTAGTGGCCAGCAGCTTGTCGACGTAGCCGGGACCGCCGTTGTAGGCCGCGAGCGCGAGCGTCGAGTTGTTGCCGTACTTCTTCAGCTGCGCGTTGAGGTACGCGCGGCCGATCGCCTCGTTGTACGCGGCGTCGTCCCGGTAGCGCTTGTCGTCCCACGGCAGGCCGGCCAACCGCGCAGCTTCTGGCGCGGTGTCGGGCATCACCTGCGCGATGCCGATTGCACCCTTGCTCGATGTGATCGGACGCCCGTTGGCGTCGAACTGCCGGTTGCCGCTCTCCTGCGTCTTCAGGGCAGTCCAGAGCGCGTCCAGGCGCGATTCCGGGGAGCCGAGGGCGCCCCTCGTACGCGTTACCGCTACGGTGACCGCGTTGACGATCTCCTGCGCGGCCGGGTTGGAGTTGGCGTAACGCTGGTTCGCGAGCGATGTGTTCGCGCGGTCCAGATCGTGCTGATAACCCTGTGCCGTTTGCAGCCCGTTCGTAACCTTCTGGAGATTCGTCAGGAGATTGGACAGTGCCTGTTCTTCGGCGTATGAGTTTGCCTTTTCGGCGTCCGAGATCCCCGGCGTGGTCCGCGCCTGAATTGCCTTCGCGATTGCTGCGTTCACGGCCGTTGCGAAGGCCGATTGGGCGTCCAGGTCGCGCGGCTGGCCGTTGATACCGGCAGCGTCCACCAGGCCCGCCTGGACCTTGCCAGACACGTCCGCGCCGGCATCCTTCAGGTACTGGATGATTGCCGGGATTGTGTCCTTGTTCACCCCCTCGTCGATCGGCAGATATCCGGCCGACCGCCTTCCTCCCGGCAGGGCATTGAAGCGGCTCGGCTCATACCCGGACAATGCGGACTCGTCCATGACGCCGACGCCGGGGGTGCTCATTCCCGGCGCGCGCTCAAGCTTGTCGCGCGGCCCGGAGAATGCCCCTTTTTGGAAATCACCGGCAGCTTGGCCAGCGGCTTCTTTCGCGCGCTCAACCATGACGTCGAGCTGTGCGCCGAGCACGCTCGTGTTCATCTCGTAGCGCTTACCCAGCTCGACTTGCAGGCGTTGCAGCCTATCAATCAGGTCTTCGGTCTTGCTGATCGCGCTCTTGTCGAGCGTTACGCCGTACTTCTCGAACTGCACGCTAACGTCGTCGATCTCGCGCTTGAGCTGTTCCGGATGCTCGTTGAGCGCGGCCATTTTGTAGCGCAGGGTGTCGATCTGCCGGCCGATGCTGTCGTACGACTGCTTCGACGAGGTCACTGCATCCTTCGCGGCGTTGACAGCCGTGCGCTGGTCCTCGAAGGCCTGCTTCGAGTCGTTCAGCTTGTTGACGAGATAGACGACGCCAGCCGTCAGCCCTGCGATGGCCCCGAGGACAAGGCCGACTTGTCCCCCCATAGCAGCGAGACCAGCTGCGGCTTCGAAGCCACCAAACGTCATGCCTGCGATGCCGCCGAGCAGTCCGCCGACGTACTTCAGGCCGACCGCGAGTGCTCCGGTGCCGATCAACGTGCCAACGGTCTCCGTGACACCTGCGTAGTTCTTCAGCGCGGTCTCGGCACTCGACGTAAGGTCGAGCAGGTGCTTCAGCCCGTCGAGCAGCGGCGTGAAGGCTTCACCGACCAGCAGCGACGTCTGGTTTTTGAAGCGATCATACTGCGCGCCGAGCGTTTCCATCTGCTCGGCGTTGGCGCGCACTGCGGCATCCGTATGGTTGAGCGTCGACGAAAAGTCGTTCATCTCGGACAAGTTGCCCGAGAGCGCCGTGAATGCCGACGCGCTGCGCGCCTCGAACGCCTGCATGGCGTCGGCGGCAGTAAAGCCTGCATCCTTCAGGTTCTTCAGCGCACCGTACAGGCCCTGGGACTTGACGTTGATATCTTCCTGCGTGAGACCTAGTTGATCCAGCGTCGCCTTGAACTTCTGACTCGGCTTTTCGAGGTCGATCAGAAGTTGACGCAGTCCACCGCCGAGCGTCGCACCGGAAGCCGTACCGGTGTTCGTGATGGCCACTGTCGCCGACAGCATTTCCTTGAACGAGACACCAGCCTCACTCGCGGTCTCGCCAGCGGTTTCGATCGACGTCTTCAGCTTATCCATCGTCAGGCGCGACGAGTTGACCGCCTGGGCGATCATGTTCGTTATCTGAACCGTGTCGCTCGCGGACATCTTGAACGCGCCGAGCGAGCCGGTGACGGTGTCAACCGTCTTGTTGAAATCTTCGCCCGTGGCGGTGGCAAGGTCAGCCACGCCGCGCAGAGCTACACCGAGCTGGTTGGTAGTTACGCCCGTCTCCGACAGGGCGGCTGCTGCCTTGGTCAGATCCGTGGCGCTGTAGCGTGTCGCATTCGAGACAGTCTCGATGGTTGAAGCGAGCGAGGCGAGCTGAAGATCGGTCGCGGACGTGATCGTCTTGAGGTGAGCCAGTGCTTCTTCGTACTGGATCGTGTTCTGCAACGCCGACGTGAATGCAGTCTGCACTCCACGGGTCACGCTGTAATTGGCGAGGAGGGCGGTCTGCGTCAGGGCGATTGACGCCCCACCGTCGCCAAATGTCTGCCGATAGCGACGAGCGCGCGTAGCGGCGTCCTGTTGATCCTGAAAATCGGGACTATTGCGACGGTTACTCTCGGCTTGCGCATCACGCAGCCGCATTAGCGTCGCCCGATCGGGACCGAACTGAGCAGCGGCGCGAGCTGCTGCCTCGTCTGCCTGCTGCTGTCGGCGACGATTCTCTCGAATGGCACTGTCCCAATCATCTTCGAGCTTCTTCTGCGCAGCCTTTGAGCGTCGGTGGTCCTCAAGGATTGCGGCATCCCAGTCGGCCAGGAATTTCCGCTCGGTGGCCTTGTCGCGCTTGAGGTTTTCGAGATGAGCTGAATTCCACGTCTTGTCGAACGATGCCTCAGCGTCGCGCGCTCGCTTGTGGTCTTCAACCTGCGCCGCGCGCAGTTGTCGTTCGAAAGTGGCGTCGGCACGTTGTGTGCGCTGACGGTCTTCGACAATGGCTTGATTCCATGCCTTCTCGAGCGCGGCTTGCCGGCTACGCTCCTCAGTGAGCGCTGCGGTCCAGTCCTTTTCGAGTTGCTTGCGCTCGTTGCTCAGGGCTTTCGCCGCCTCGCGTTCGGCGCGTTGCTGAGCACCGACCGTAGTGCGCAGCGACGTCGAGAGATCCGCCTTGTCAGCGTTCACGATCGCGAGTTGGGCTTGCGCGACATCAACGTTCTGGCCGCTATCGAGGGCGCGGCCGAGGCGCACGCGCGCCCCGCGCTCACGCAGATCGATTTCCTGCTTCAGTTGGTCGAGACGCTGTTGGCCGTCGCGCATGTCGCGCTTGGCCGCGGCCTGCGTCGCGGTGTCGCTGTCGATGATTGCTTGCTTGTAGCGCTGCTGAGCGTCGGTGATCCGCGCCGTGATCTCGTAGATCCGCGTCGCGGCGCTCATCTGCGACGTCGAGTATTCCCGGTTCGCCTCCTGGGCGACCTGAAGTTGTCGCTCAAGGAGCACACGGCGCTCGGCGGCGGCGTTGAGCGCGGTCAATTGTTCAAGCTGCGCGCGATTGTCGGAGCCGAAGAGCGCCTGCGAGCGCGTCCCTTGCACCAGTGCTTGATTGATCTGCGCCTGCGGACCGCCCGAGCGCACGGTCGCGAGCATGGTTCGCATGTCGCGCTGAAGTCCACCGATCGCGGCCAGGATGTTGGACTGACTCAGATCGGTGGAAGAGACACCGGGGATTGAGATCTGCTTCGCGATCCCACTGATGTCGTTGAGGCGCTTGAAGATCTCGGTGAGGAGGGTCGAGAGGGACTGCGCGTCCTGAAAGATCTTCGGACCAAGGGATAGGTCCAGTTGCCCCTGTTGTACTTGATTCTCGCCCGCCATTTATCGTTTCCCGAAGACTGCTGCCAACCGGCGTTGGGCGTCCGCGAAGTCTTTGGGCACGTTTTCTTGGGAGGATTCGGATGTGCTCGAAGCAGTCCCTGTGCCGAGGACTTCGGAGAGAAGGATCGCCAACGTCTGGAACTGTTGCACGTGGTTTGCTTGGCGTTCGCCGAGCCTCAACCGTGTGCGGATTTTAATGTCCTCGCGACTGTACTTCCAGAAAATAATAGGCAGTGCAGAAGGAACTGCTTCGAATGCCCAGCACACTGCCTCGCTGAAAGTGAGATCGCGGAACCAGTCCGTGTATGCGGTTAGCTTGCCGGGTTTTCGGCCAGCTCTTTCAGAGCTTTCAGCCGGTTTTCCTTGTCCTTGTGCCCCGTGACGATTCTCTCCATCGTCCGGACGAAAAAATCAGTTGCGTGCTGCGCTACCCAGTCGAGCAGACGTTCACCGTCTTCGATGGACATTTCGATTCGATTGACGTTGATCGGCTTGACGACGTTGCCTTCTTCGTCTCGATCGGAAAGCACAACCATCAAGGCGAAGTCACGAAGTTGAGAGTTCGCGGTGACTTGCAACGCGCCTTGGGCATCGCCAATGCCCCGGCACAGTTCGTTGAGCAAGCCAAAGGACATGAACAGGCTCTTCTTCTCGCCGGCCAGGGTGACTTCGAGTTTTGCAGGCGGGGCTTGTCGCGTGGTGGTGGTCGACATGTTTTGGTTTCCTAATGAAAAATCCCCACGATTATGTGTCGTGGGGATTGGTGCTTCAAGGTTTTTCTCCGTACCGGCGTGAACCTTAGTTTGCCGACGCCAGCATCGCTTGCCCGAACGGCAGGAAGTCGTCGTAGAACGGGTCCGTCGAGACCAGGTCGTACGGCTGGAACTTGTACGGCAGGTTGCCGAACGCGTCGGTCTTGAACGCCAGCGTGAAGCCACCAGTGATGCGGATCTTCGGGATCAGCAGCGCAACCGGCGTGTTGTCGGCGAGGTTGCCGACCACCTTCGCGGCGAGGAACGGCTGGTTGGCCTTCGAGCCGATACCCACCACGTTGACCTTCTGGACCACCGTACCGTTCGGCAGCTGGTAGTCGAACTTCTGCGAGCTGACGACTTGCAGCGTCTTCGCCGTCGAATCGATCGTCTTGACCTTGGCGACGAGCATACGGTCGCTGTAACCCGGCACGACCGCTTGAATCCAGTCGCCGACCGCGAAGCCCGCGGCCGATGCAACCGGCAGCGTGTCTGCGCCAGCAGCGTTCGCCGGCACGTCGGCGTTCAGCGTGGTCTTGACCGTCGACGGGGTCAGCGCCGAGCCGTCGAGGCCCAGGCCGTACGCGAGGTTCTTCGACGTGTGCTCGAACACTTCCATCGTGGCGGTCACGGGGTTGCCGGTCATCACCGAGTACACGACGCTGTTTTTCACACCCTGCGTCAGCTCGGTGTATGCAGGCTGGCCGCTGATCGTGAAGTTCTTCACGAGACCGATCGAGTGCTCGTCGGGATTGAGGTTGAACAGGTCAGCTTGGGGGCCGATCATCACGGTGGCCGACCCCAGCATGAACTTTTCGGACTTTGCTTCACCAGCCATCGTTAGTTCTCCGTTTGAAAATTCTGGTGGGGCGATCGTACGTGTGATACCTTCGCGAATCAAAGGTTTTTATTGGTATATGGAGGAACCACGCAATGGAATTGGAAGAGCGCGAAGCCTTTACGGTACGCATCCCCGTCACGCTCGATGTTCAGATCAAGCAGCGCGCGAGAGTTAATCGTCGTACGCGGAATGCAGAGATCATCCACCTGCTTGAAACCGCGATCGACAGTGCCACGAGCGCCGATCAGAAGCTCATCACCAGCATTACGAAGAAAGATCCGCAGTAACCGTGGACGATGCCATGAACGCCACCCACTTCATGGATCGTCCCAACCCTCCACCTACGGGCAAGACGCGCACACCGTTTTGCACCACCATCGTCCCCAGCTTGTCTCCCTTCAACGCATCGAGCACGTCAATCGACTTCGTCGGCAGAAGCCGTTGAACCAGTGCGCTCATCACTCGCGTCAGATTGAAGTCGTTCGTATCGTTCTCGGTCGCGACTCCGACGACGGCTGATACCGTCGTCAGATGTTCGTCAAAGTCGAGTGAATACTGGGCGACTCCGATCAGGTTGCCTGGGGGTAGCTTGTCGTAGTCGTGGTACGAGTCGAAGAAGACGGGGTGAAGCGATATACCCGTCGAGGCCTGAAGGCTGGTCGCCTGGTCTGCGCAGAATCGCAGGAGACTCGACAGGTGATCGCCATAGAGGTTTTCGCTTTTCATAGGTACGGTTCAACTGCTCGGTTGATGATCGGAAAGATCATGTTTTGCTGATACCAGAGAATGTAGGCGCTCACCAGAGGGCGGTATGCACCTCGCCGATTGTTTGTCAACTTCGCGGCGAGGTTGTTTGTCTCAGGCAGGTACTGCTCGACCATGTTGGCGATCAACACGTTCATGTTGTTGAGCCTCGGGAGCCAGTCGACTACGATGCGAACGGTGTCGGACGGGCGGCTGTAGTATCGTCCACCCACCTTGACCCCGTTGCGCATCGTCCCGGCAGGGTAGCGACCGAGGCCCTGCATGCGCGTCGCGTCGATCGTCACCTTAACTTCGCCGAAATATTGAGATGGGTTGCCGAGACGCATCAGCTCGTTACGCAGGGAGTTCTTCATCTGCTTGGCGTCACCGATGTGCTTGCGGCGCATACGACGCGACTCGGGACTGTTCTTCACTCGGCGCGGGAGGACGCTATACTGGAAATAGTCGACATGATCATTCTTCTCGTAATGGAGATAGAAGTAAGTCAGCTCGTTCCAGTGTGCCCCGACTTGATCGAGCCACATAGGTGGCTCGGACGAGCCGATCGAACCTGTCCCGACGAGATCGGTGAAGAAGGAGTCCAGCTTCTTCGTGATCTCGTCCTTTATCTTCAGCGAGACCTTATCGGCGTAGTCGGCAAGTCTGTTCGTGACGTTTTGGAAGATGAAGTTCTGGACGAACTGCATCACGCTGTCTTGAACAGCCTTGACGTCTGCCATTACTCTGCCTCGGCGACGGTGACTCCCAGCTCGAACTTCACATTCGAGATGCGATAGTTGCTCGGCCCGATCAGGTCGCCGTCTTGCAACGGGAACCCGGTGATGATGCGATAGCGCTGACGCTTGGAGTTGTTGACGTCAGTGGTCTGACCGAGGGGGCGAACGTCGTACCACGTCTTTCCGATCGTCGACATCGCCTCATTGCGCGCGAAGCCGGACACGGGGTCGGTCTGGTGTGAAATTCGTTGAACATCCCCGTTGAACGGGAGATGAAACATGCGGAAGATCGCATCGTTCGCCGTTCGGCTGAAATCCCCGAGGACGTAGTAGAAGCCGAGGTCGTTGACCGTGTCGCCTGGGTTGGCGACAGAGCCACGCCGCACATGAAGCATGCGCTGCGGCGTCGTGAACTGTTCCGATGAGGACTTCGCGGACGGTGAAGAGACGATGCCGTACACCTTGGCGTTGCCTCGCGACACGTTCACGAGGATTCGAGTGAGCTGAGGTAGAGTGGTCATGACTAGCCTGTCACCGGGTCGGTGGGGGAGGAGACCACGAAGATCGTCGGCGTCACGGCGACGGTTCGGGCCAGTGTGTCGCTCAGCTGCGCGAGGCTCGCACCGAGCTGAGTTGTGAGGTCTTCCTTCAGCTTGTCGAGGTCGACCCAGTCCCAGCGGGAGAAGTTAGAGTTCTCAACCTGCTTTGACTGCACGAGCCGCAGCTGGAAGGAGGGCAGCGCATCGATCGCGGCGCGCGCGGCGAGGGCGCGGTTCGCGGCCGATCGCGTACGGCTGTCGCCGACCACGAGGGCGTTCGTGAAGTCCGTACCGTAGTCGGCGCGCAGCGAGTAGTACGCCGGGATCAGTTCGATCGCCTCGTCGGGCAGCTCGTCGACGGAAACCCCCATCAGGCCGCGTACAGCGTCCGCGTCGGCGCTCATAGGGATGAACGGGTGTAGGCCGTAGGCCACCTTCTGCTGACGGCTCTGCCCCGACGTCTTGAACGCGAGGGAGACGAACCGGGTCTCGGTGTCGTTTCCCGCTGCGATGCCGTTCGCGCTCGCCGGCAGCAGGATGTGGGCGGTCGTGCCCGGTACATCGAGCGCAGCGTGGTCCAGGCCGGCCAGGACAGCGCCGCTCTGGTCACGCACGGTGTACGTCACGGACCCGGCGTCGGGCTGGGCCTGAACGCCACCGGTCATCAGCTCGACTTCGAATGTCAGGTCTTCACCAGCCTGGAACCACTGCATGGCGCGTCTCCTTACGAGCGGCGACGGCGGGAGGTTGCCGGCGCGGTGTCGGCGTCTTCTCCTGCCTCGGTCGGCTCGGCGTCGATGCCGTACACGGCCAGGAACGATTCGTTGGCCACGTCGAAGTCGCCATCCGCTTCTTTCAGGAAGCGGACGTATTCAGCGTCGGTGGCCTCGGGCTTCAGCTCCGCGACGATCTCAACCTGATTCAGACCGACACGAGTGTTGATGAACGGGGTTTGACGAACGACCGATGGGCGGAACGCGTCCAGCTCGTCGCCGCTCATGCCGTCGAGCAACATGAACTTGCCGGTGGTGTGTGCGAGGATCTTCTTCATCTTCATCATCTATCCATGAAAGGGCATAAAAAAGCCCGCCCGAGAGGGGCGGGCTTTCAGGCTCTCGACCGGGGGCCTTACGCGGTCACGTCGAGGACTTGGCGCGTGTCCGGGAACGCCAGCTTGTAGCCGGTGTTTTCCGTACGCACGTAGGTGATCGACTGATTCAGGATCGAACGCTCGTTCTCCGAGATGTTCGAGCCGGCTTCGATCAGCTCTTCCAGCGTTTCTGCCTTCGTGAAGCCAACCAGCTTGCCTTCCGGCACGGCCGACGACAGGTGGAAGTTCACCGACTGATTGAGGATCGGCACCTGCGTGTTGATCTTCGGCGTACCCTGCGCGACCAGCGCTTCGATGTCGGTCGCGTGCGCGCCCGAGATGCCCGTCACCGGCTGGAACATGAACAGCAGCTCCACGAACATGTCGTAGTTGCCGATGATCGTGTCGATCGGGTAGCCGGCCTTCGCGCGGGCCATAAGCCACTTCGCGAGCGCCTTGTAGTTCGACGAGAACGCCTTGCTCGCGTCGCCGCCGAAATCCGACACCTTGACCACGCCGGCAGCGCCGTTGACGCCGTCGCCGTTGATCAGGATGGCCGTCGCGGCACGCACCTTCGAGATCTCCAGCTCGCGGCCGACGCGCGCTGCAAACGGCGTCATGATGTCGAGCGAAGCGCGGCGGTTGAACTCGTACGAGGTACGGTAGCCCGAGCCGTGCTTGAAGATGCCGACCGTCTGTTGCGACGTACGGATCGTTCGAACCGGGATGCGGCCCAGTTCCGGGATCGTGTGCGTCGTGCGCTCGTTCGAGTCGTCCTCGACGAACGTCGAGATCATCTCGGTGCCGTTGATCGTGCGCGACTGCGCGACGAGCGGAGCGACCTGTTCGATCTGGTCCTGGCGGTTCTTCCAGCGCAAGATGTCGTCCATGACTTCCGGGAACATCGCGCGGGTGCCCGGATACGTCTGGAACGTTTCTGAAGCGGCTTGCAGCAGGACGCCTTGCGACAGATCCTGGCGAACCGGCAGGTTGAGGTAGGCCAGGGCGGCTTCGTAGCCGTTCAGGCCATCGTAGCGGCCGGCGTCGTCAGCACGGCGCGGGTCGATCGCGAGCGTGAGGTAGTCACGCAGGTTGAGGCCCGAGTCCGCGGCGAGGCGCACGAGGCGCTGGCCAGCGTTGATCGAGCGCTGGACGTCGGTGGTGTCGTCCGGTTTGAGGCCGGCGAGAACTTCCGCTGGTGCGCGGCGTTCGATGTCGATCAGATCTGCCATGTTTTGATCCGTTGTCAGTTGTTTTTGAACCCCCGTCAGCCCGGTGGTGGGCGGAACTGACGGGGGCTTTGCAGCTCTTCCAGCAGATGACCCCGGTGGTGGGCGAGGTCATCTGCCGCCGTTCTTTACAGCTCGATGGCGACCACGTTGCCGCTGGCCAGCACTTCGACGACGCACCACGGCGAGTAGCCGCCGAAGGCGTCCTTCGCGGGGTCGGCCTTGCGAACCGTGCCGCCGCCACCGCCGACGATGCGATCACCCGGCGTCGCGGCGTAGCCCGCTTTGACCAGGAAGTCGAGACCGCCTTCCAGCGAGACCGTTCCGACGTTCAGGCCTTCGGTCACGCGGTTTTCGATCGTTTCGAGTCGGCCGACCAGCAGGTCGCCGTCGCCTGCCAGCTTCACCGTGTTCGGCGCGGTCGGGTCGATCGACACGGCCTTGCCTTCGTCCTGGCCTTTCTTGATGCCTGCGGCCAGGTTGAACGCGTACTGCGAATCCTCGTCGTAGATACCACGAAGGGAGACGCCGTTACCGATAGCGTTGCTCATGAATTACTCTCTCGTGTTGCGGGTTCGCTTAACGCGGCGCGGACTTGAACGCGCTCGACGCGTGAAGCGTCGTCCCCTTCGTTGCACCAGTGCCGGTTTCGGACCCTTGCGAGCGGCCGCCGTTACCAGCGCCCGCCTTCAGGACTTCAACCTGCGCTTCTGCGGTCGCGAGCTTCGCCTTCAGATCGGCGACCTCGGTTTCAGCAGTCTTTGCCGAAGCTTCCAGCTCCGTCACCTTCGCTTGCGCCTCGGCCAGCGAAGTTTGCGCGGCCTTCAGCTCCGTGCCTTCCTTCAGCGTCTTGTTCTCGGTGCTCAACGCGTCGTTGGTCGTCTTGAGCGCCGCGATTTCCGCGTCTTTCAGCGAAATCGTGTGTTCGTGGATCTTCTGGCCCGCCTTCAGGTTGGCCAGCTCTTCGATCAGTTCCTTATCCATCGTCTTCGGACTCCGAGGGGATGTGGTGGTGGTGGCAATCAGCATCAAATGCTCGGGTGCGACGCCCGAAGCTGCCAAGCGGTCGTACTGCTCTTGGCCGAGCCGCTGCTTTGTGCGGCCCAAAATCTTCGCGTTGTTCGCCGCGCCTTTCGACACGAGCGACGTTTCAGTCCATCGATCCAGCCCGTTGATCTTCAGATACGCGCCGTCTTCGCCGAGCACGTGATCATTCCCGCACACGCGGTCGTAGAAGTTCGAGAAGCTGGCCTCGGGACCACGCCAGTCCCAGCTGCACTTCGAACAGAGCAGCTGTTGACCGACAAACCCGACGCTGACCTCGTCGATGATCCCGTTTTCGAGCTTCGGGACATTCGAGTCGTCTTTCGGCAGGTAGAAGAGGCAGACCAGTTCGCTCGATCCGTCGCCGAGCGTCGACGGGAGGACTTCGCCGTAGAAGAAACGACCGAGGGGGAGTTCGTCTCCGTTCGGGTGAAGGGTCTGGAGGGGGACGAAGCCGCCACTGTTGAGGTAGCTGGCCATCTGGTTGAGCGTATCAACCTGGATCTGGCCTTTGTCAAAAATCGAACCGGGCTTCGTCAACGGGCGCGTGTTAGTGACCGAGGCCTCGAACACGACGATCGCGTTGAAGTCGACCTGATCACCCCCGGTGTTGCGGGTGATCAGATTCTGAATTCTCGGTGTGATCGGAACGCTCTTAGCCATGCCAGTGTGGTGCTTTTCATGCTGCCCGGTGAATGTAGCCCGTATTATTTCGACCAGCTAAATGAGAGTCAAAGAGTTTTTAGGGATTCACCGCGTTACTCGCGGCGGACTTCGAACCTTTTGAAGAAAGCGACCGGCCGAGTGGATCGGAGTTGGGGCTGACCTTGCTGACGTCGGGGCCGTGTGGGCCGCTCGTCTTTCCAGAGCCTCCTTCGGAGCCACCTGCGTTCGGTTGGTCAAGGTTATCTTGAGCGGTCAAGACCTGGACGTTCGTTCCCGGCATGAAGTTCGTACCACTGAGGATCGGGGCCGAGTCGGGGCGGATGCGCCCATACATCTCCAGGTGGTACTCGTCGTCGTCGATGATGCCCAGCGACAGGTCAGCTTTCAGGCGCGACGCGCGCATCGTGAGCTGAGGTTCCAGCTCGGTAAGCGGGCGCATCTCGGCGGGGCGGAACTTGCACACCACGCGGGACTGCGAGCCTTGCAGGCGAATCGCGAGCGTCAGCATGTCCGAGAACAGGTCGGCGATCGGCTGGTTGATCTCTTCGGCCGTCATGCTGAAGAGTCGCGCTTCGACCGAGGCTGTGTTCACGCCAGCGTTGCCTCGGCCGAGAATCGTCCCCATCGTGCGCAGGCCGGCTTGGTTCTGCGCGTTCAGCGTCTCGATGATCGACGAGATGTCGATGCCCATCCCCGGTGCCTTGTCGTTGATCATACTGACCTCCGACGAGTCCGTATGGACGAATGCCTGATCCGGTCGGATGTTCGCAATCTGGCCGCTGATCCCGTTGAGCACGCTCGCGACGTACTGCTGCAACTTGACCGGGTTGGCTTTCGTGTCGAGCGGCGCATTACGCGTGATGACGTCTTCCAGCACCTTCACTTCGAGACGAGGGTAGCCGGTCAACTGCATGATCCGGTACAGGTCGTTGATCACCTGCTGCCGGCCGGCGATCGTGTTGATCGCGGACACAAACGGCGAGTAGGTGTAGATCGTCGTCGGGTCACGCCGGAAGAACTTGCAGAAGAACGTCGGGATCGTCAGATCGATGGTGTCACCTGCCGACGTGCGTTGCTCAGGCGTGAAGACGCCCGGTTGAGGTTCGATCCACCAGAGTGTCTTCGGGTCGAGCATGCGGAATTCGGTCGGCACGAAGGTCTTGTCGAGCACCATTTCGCACGGGAGCGATCCGCCGGCGAGGATCATGTACCGGAAGTTCTCGGCCAGCTCCTTGAACGACGGCCTGAAGTCGAAGCCCTTGGAGTAGTCGTTGCGAACCTCGTAGCCTTGCATAACTGCGTTGAGGATCTTCTGGCCGTCACGGTCGATCATCCCGTTCACGTCGTAGACGACTGCCATCAGGTCGGTGTTGGCCACGGTCAGGTAGGCGTTGGCTGCGGCCGACACGTCCGGGTCCTGGACGAGCAGGGTCTTGATCAGGGCGCGCGAGTCGTTCGCCGTACGCGAGCTGAAGATGTCGGTCAGGTGCTCCCGATACGTCGGCATCGTGAGCAGCTGAGTCGGCGCGCTCGGGTTATAAGTACCCGGCATCGACATGCCGCCCTTCGCAGAGCGACGCGGCAGGATAATGGAGAGCGCCGCGCCGAGCGCCCCGCCGATTCCCTTAGAAGAAGACTTGGGGGTGGTGGTCGTTGCCATAGATCAAGTTGCCAGTGGTGTGTTTGGTATTGGCCAGCGTGAGTTGACTGGTCTCGTTCATGCCCACGGTCGCGCCGACGATCTGGATGACACTGCGCGTTTCCGTGTTGAAGAGTGCGGATGCGTTGGTGGTGTGCAGCTTCACGGCAGACAACATGAAGCCCAGCGCGTGGAAGAAGTGATCGTTGCCGTTCAGCTTCTTCCATTCCGCTTCTTTCTCGGGTTCTTCATTGCGAACCATGTCTTTCAGGTGCTCAACGATCGCCGAGCGGTGCGTCCCGTAGCCGGAGAACTTGATCTTGCGCAGCCGGATGGCTCGGGCCACTTCGTCGAGCAGGAGCGTCCGGTTGGACTGCATGTGCGTGATCTCGCCGGCAGGGTCCTTGACGAGATTGATTTCCTTCGAGCCACGGTACTCGTTCGGCAGGACGCGGCGATGCGACACGTCGCGCACCGCCTCGGCGGTCGGCGTGTACGGGTGACGGTCACAACCACCGGCAACGACCCGGTAAGTGGTCAGGATGCGCGCGATCTCTTCCAGCAAGCGGCCGACCGGCACGGTCAGGAACTCGACCACATGGATCGATGACACGTCGTAGCCCTCGCCGACGACGATGTGGCAGGTCTGGCCGATGTCGATGCCGATCCACGCCGGCATCGTGTTGCTCGACGGACGGACCAGCTGGAATTCGGTGAAAGCCGCGTTGATGTCCGCGTCGTTCAGGCGCTGGTCGCCCCCGGTGTGGGAGCGCCCGAGCACGGTGTTGTACCAGCCGCGGATGAAGTCCTTGCGCTTGTAGATGAAGAGCTGCCGCAGGATGTACTTCGGCGGCAGGCGCTCGGTCGAGAAGGCACGTACGCGGTAGCCGCGCGCGTGCTTGCGCTGCGGGTACTTCGGCACCCATGCGCGGCGCTCGTGGTCGCCGAGGTTCAGCGGCGCACCGCAGTGCTCGCAGTGGATCGAGACGGCGTCGAGGTCGATCGTGCCGGCGTCGATCATGGCCTCTTCGATCTCCTCGAAGTCCAGGCTGTCGGGAAGACCAGGGATTCGGACGAACGGGCGCTCGAAATCGGGCACCTGCCAGTGGTTGCAGCAGGCGCACTTCAACATGTACTCGTGCTGGTCGCTGACCTTGAACGTCTGGTCGATGCCGTAATCCTGGAAGGTCGGCGTCGAAAACCGGTGGTTCAGCTTCCAGTCGGAGCCTTGAAGTCGCGAGTTGAAGAGGGCAAGCATCGACTGATCGGTCAAGTCCACTTCGTCGTTCACGACCATGTCTGCGGAGATGGACGTCGCGGCCCCTTCACCAGCAGCCGTGAGGTAGAGGAAGCTCTTGCCGACCTGAATGATCTCTTTCGTGCGCGTTGGCTTCTTGCCACCGAGCGATTCGAGGTTGAATGCGTGCTCCTCGTCGACGAGCGGGCGAACGCGGCCGACCGAGATCCGCTCCATCATGGCCTCGTCGGGCAGCGTATAGATGACATTCACGCCACGGTTTCGAGCGATGAACGCGAGCACCTTGCGGATCTGCACTTCGGTCAGTCCGACCTGCGACGGCTTGATGCAGTCGAGGTTGTCGTGCATGTCGTCCGCGATCTGCTTCTGGAACGGATAGCGCTTGAAAGAGAAGGCCCTGTCGTTGTGCGTGGTGTTTTCGCAGATCCAGTCGCCATAGGTCATCGACGCGCGGTCCTTCGACCAGCGGTTCGCGGCGCGTTCGTAGAGCTGTTGGAGATACTGGTTTGACATAGGGATGATTCGGCCATCTAAGCAGGCGCTATTCTCACGCGGCCGGTCATCGCAGCACAAAGAAAATCTGACGGGTATGTCGGTTGTTGTCCCTTTCGCGGGCTTCAGACGATAGAGGCGAGCGTTTAGCAGATAAACGTCGTGATTTCCATTCTTCGCGGAGAGGCTGGCCGGTATCCTTGCACTCCTCTTCAGCGAGAACCCCATGAGCAACGACTTTCACTACCCGGTCATTACCGATCATGTCGAGTGGTCGATCAAGATGATCATCACGTTGGCCACGGAGAACGCGGCCTATCTCGACGATGAAGCATGCCCCTACGGTGTCGATTTCAAGAAAGTGATCTCGAACCTGATTCATCGTCAGGTTGAACCTGAACAAAAGAAGGTTGACATAGCGGATTTCGAGATCACCGAGGACCAGATCGATTCGAGTCTCGACATCGACCTGTATCGAGTCTTCACCGACCTGAAGAACTACGGCAAGACCATCCCTCAATCCGATCAGACGGAGCGCATGGCGTACTTCCGCACGGCGACCAGCCTCCTCGAACGTCTGGTGACAGCTCGTGAGCGCGCGTTGGGGATCAAGCAGATCCGCGACTTCCAAGACACTGTCCTGAGCATCATGGAAGAGTGCATGTCGCCGGATCAGCGCACCGAGGTCATGGAACGCCTGCGCAGCGCAATCACCACTCGTCGCTCCGACGATGACGCTGCGTCCACCACCACACAAGAGTCTTCGAATGAGAACTGAACGACAACCGATCTTTGCGCAGACCGCACCGAGGTACTACGCGAAGGGTCTGCCCGTCATCCCTCTTTATCCCGAAGAGAAGAAGCCGATCCCGAACGACTGGTCGCGTTACTTCGACCATCCGGTCGAGCCTGAGCAACAGCAGGCGTGGATCGAGCAGTGCCCGACGTCGAACATCGGTATCGTGCTCGGCCCGCAGTCGGGCATCGTCATGATGGACATCGACACGGTCGATCAGCGGTTGACGTCGATCATCCAAAGCCTGCTGCCGGTGTCACCGTGGTGCCGTATCGGCAAGAAGGGGATGATGCTCGCGTTCAAGTACACGGGCCTGAAGACCTTCCGTATCAAGAACACGTCGGGCGAGACGATCTGCGAAATGCTGTCGGCTCGCACGCAGTCCGTACTGCCTCCGTCGATCCATCCGGATACGAAGCGGCCGTACGAGGCGAACTGCGAACTGGTCGATGTCGTCCACATGCTGCCGGCGCTCGACCCGCAGATCGAATCGATGCTGCGCGCCGCGTTGCAGGAAGCCGGCGTCGAGTTGTCGCACTCGGGTTGGACGCGCGTGGTCGACTTTGCGTCGGCCGGCTCGCGAGACACGTCGTTGACGGAACGCGCGGGCCTCTTCGCGTACGCGGTCATGCGGGGCGATCGCTCGTTGAAGGAGGCCATCGGTATGCTCCAGGCGTACGCGGCCGATTTTGTCGAGAACGTTGCAGGTGATCCGATCGACGTCGACAAGCACGTCAAGAACATGATCAAGTTCCTGCACCGTGACGTCTACGACAAGCAGAAGGTGCTTCCGAGCGGTTGGGATGACGGTCTGACCGACGAAGAGAAGCAGGCGTACAGCCTCGACTTCACGAAAGAGCAGGAAGAGTGGGGATTCGACGACCTCAAGCAGTTCCTCCTGGACGAATTCGAGCGTTTTCCGAAGGATTCGCCGCAGCGCAGCCAGTCGATCGACAAGGCGCTGCACAAGGTGGCCACGACTTCGAGCCTCAACAAGCTCGAAGAGGACCGCATCCTTGACTTCATTTCGACGTCGGGAGGCATGGGTCTGAAGCTTTCCTCGCTCAAGGCGCGCATCAAAGAGCTGCGTATGGGGGAGATCAAAGGGCAAGACCAGTCGGAAGTGGCGCGCGCCGTCATCAAGGACCTTGAACAGATGTTCCCCGTGCGCGCGCACAACGGTTTCCTCTGGAAGTGGGCCGGTTCGCACTGGGAAAAGCTCGACGACAACTACGTGCTGTCGAAGATCTCTGCCGACTATGGCCATCTGACTGCTTGCAAGAAGTTCAACGACATCCGCGGCATTCACAACCTGATGAAAACCATCTTGCCGCAGGGTATCCGCACGCTCGACGTGCGCGGCGTGAACTTCGCGAACGGCTTCCTCACGGAAGACCTGAAACTGCTGAATCACGACCCCGGCTACGGCATGATCTACACGTTGCCGTTCCGCTATCTGCCGGAAATCTCGGGAAACTGTCCGATGTTCTTCGAATTCCTGAAGAAGAGCTGGGGTGAGGACGAGGACTACCAGCAGAAGCTCGACGCTATTCAAGAGGCGCTGGCCGTCACGTTGTTCGGTCTCGGCCCGCGTTTCCAGCGTGCCGTGCTGCTACAGGGTGCGCCGAAGTCCGGGAAGAGCCAGTTGCTGAAGATCGCGCAGTCTCTCGTGCCCGACAACGCGCGCGCTGCGGTGCCGCCGAACGAGTGGGCCGACAAGTTTCTGCCGACGCAGATGTTCGAGAAGATCATCAATGTCGCGGGCGAGCTGAGCGAGAAGAAACTGGTCGATGGCCAGCGCTTCAAGGACATTATCGATGGCGCGGAGATGTCAGGGCAGATGAAGGGTGGCCAGATCTTCCGCTTCCGGCCGATCTGCACGCACTGGTTCGCGTCGAACCACTATCCGCGCACTGAAGATACGTCCGAGGGCTTCAACCGTCGCTGGCTCGTGCTTCAGTTCAACCGGCCCGTGAAGGCCTCGGAGCGCCGCCTGGACCTCGGGGATGTGATCGTCGTCGAGGAGCGCGAAGCGATCGTCGCGTGGGCCGTGCAATCGATGAGCCGGTTGAAGGCGCACAACGAGTTCACGTTGCCCGATTCGCATAAGCAGACCATGCGTGAAGTCGCCAACCTCAACAACAGCGTCCGGTTTTTTCTCACGGAGAGTGGCAAGGTGCGGATGGGCGCTCTCCAACCGGAGGCATCCGCTGGGTCGAAGAGTTCAGCCCCCATCTCGGTGGTGGAAACGAAGCTCTATCAGACATACTGGTCCTTCTGCGTAGGGCCGGGAAGTGCCAAGCCTGTTGGATCGACGCAGTTCAGAGCCAAGATGCGGGAATTGGCTACCGAGTTCGGATTCAAGCTTACGATCAGAAACACGGAGCTGGGGGGGCAGGAGATTCAGTACGAAAACCTCACACTTGTGGGATCGTCGGGTTCGCAGAGTACATCGACGGCCCCTTCTGGCGCGAAGCCCATCGCCGCTTGATGTTGAGTATGTATAACCGCGAAGAGAACTACTAGAAACGCGAGTACGAAAAAAATCGCCCCGAGGGTAGCTAATCCTCGGGGCGACCTAACAGCTAACATTGATCAAAACATGCCCCTGAAGAGGGCTGACAGTGAGGCTGGCCACCTCGACTGCCGAAGACAAGTCTCTCAACTCGTCATGCTTGACTCACCACCACAGATCATCAAGCACTTTGTTAACTTTACCTGTCTCAACCTACCTTTGCAAGTCCCTTTCGGCTTATCAAAAGAGGTTTTAGCAATTCATCGGTACTTACTCCTCTGTTAAGAGGACTATGGAGAACGACCTTAGCTGCAAGGTACATCTCATGCGCTTCTACAGGACTTGAGAACGTGCCCAGGTGGATTGCTTTATCGCGATAAATGGTCGCCCTGTAGTTCCCGGAGTTTGTGACGATGACCCCTGGGAAAGCGTCTTTCGTGTCCGCAAGGTTACTTACGGTTACAACTTGAGCGGGGTCAAAAAGGTTCTCAACCCGGTTATTTTGCTTGTCATCGTCTCGATGGCGAATCGAGCCTGTAGGCCAGTATCCATAGGCGAGTGCCCATACGAGATGATGTTCATAGATGACTAACCCTTTGAAAACTACCTGCCGAAAACCTGACGGTTTGTGTAAGGAGCTGGCGATTTTTCCGGCCGATCTAGGTCCTCTTGGGCTGTTTGTCAGACGAATAACGCGACCTGCTACTGGGTCGTAGCCAAAGTGCTCACGAGCCATCTCAACCGTAAAGTCCTGGCGCTTTAGTTTTTCTTTCTCCATTGTCATCTCTGTTTCATAGAGTCGTGCCCGTAGCGGGGCCAGAACGTTCGGACTCCAACCGGCCCAGCCTCAATATCTGGCCCCGAAATATTGTTACCGAATGTTTCGGTCGCGGCGGCGCTTGCCGGCAGCACGGGCAGGGGCCGGGGCGGTAGCGTGGGAAGTATAAAGCATACTATGGTTGGAAAATCGAAAAATTCAAACGCAGTGTACCTACCATAGTCGAAACCACAGCGCAACCCCTTCGCTTTAAATCATAGTATCCTTATAACCGTGGTAGATGCAGTAACGCAGCGACCGCGGGGCATGCGCCCCGTGCGCGCTGGGGGAGACGTGCGCCTTGCGCACGGGACAGTCCCAAAGGTGCAACGTTGAACCTTTCGCAGCGCAGTAGATGAAAGGTGCAAGTTGAACCAAAGCAAACGGCGCAATCCCGCGCCATTCGCAACCTACGCTTAGGGGTACTAACATGGCTGAGTTTCAAATTGCATCGGGCGCGGCAACCTATGCCGCGAAGGAAATTATCGGCACGGAGCGCAGCGCAATCACGCGCGCTTACTCGGCAATCGTCGCCTTGTGCCTTCGCGACGACAATCACGGCGCGCGCGGCTATGCGGCTCGCTTGATTGACGTGTTGAGCGAGCAAATCGCCGAGCAACGCGCCGGTAAAAAGTGGGCGGACATGGGCGCGGCCGATCGTGTTAGCGCCACGCGTGCCGCGTTTCCGACCGCGAAGCGTTACGCGGAAAAATCGGTTGGCATCGCGAAGCAAGCAGCCGACAAGGGCGCGCCCGTGACTGAAATTGCGAACGCAGAGAAAGACGAAGACGCGGCCGGCATCGTGCGCGCGTGGCTTCTCGGCATGGGCTGCACGTCGCAAGACGCGTTGTTTGCCGCGTTCGGGTTCGCGAAAGCGGCGGGCAAGCGCGAGCCGAAAGGCGCAACCGCGAAAACTCCGTCTGAAGTGACGAGCAGCACGCCTGAAGTGCCCGCGAGCGATGCACAGCCCGCACAAGCGCCAGCCGCAGAGGTGAAAGAAGCGGATAACCGCAGCGTTGCGGACGTATCGCGCGAAAACGCAGCGCGTTTCGCTGAGTCCGTGCGCGCGGTCATGGCTGGCATGTCCGATGCGGATCGGCAGTTCTTCGCACAAACGATTCTCGCCGATGTTCAGGCAGCAGCAGCCCTGAATATCGCGGTCGCCGAAACCGAAACGGTAGCGGCGTAAGTCAACCTCGCCCAGTTGCCAGACTGGGCGGGTTTGAACGGCTCGCGCGTGGTGGCGTGAGTCGTTCCTTTTTCTTCTCCCTATAGGGGCCGGCGCTACCGTTCATGCGCCTGTCGCTGGGGCATCCACGTATCCACGAATCCGGTCATGCCTCTGCGGCAGGCGTAGTAGCGCCCAGTAGGCGGCTTGATCCAGAAACTGGATGAAAAGTGCAAGTTGAACCATCCGGAGAATTCCGATGCGCTACCTTGATCCGACGATCAGCAACTATTCGAAAGCGATTTCCAGCGGCCTTGATGCGCAGCGCCAGTATCAGCGCGCGTTCCGGTTTGATCAGCAGCACGGCGAGCGTGCAGAGCGGCTGGCGTGCATCGCGATGATCCGCGCCAACCTGCCGGAAGACGAATGGCCCGAGTTCGCCCGTGAGGCCGCTACCGCTCCCGCAGCAGAAGCGGTAGCGCTGCCCGTTACGCGGAAGCGGCAGCGGGCAGCAGAGGCGCGATACCGGCGCGAAGTGCAGGTCCAGGAGGTCCGGTGTGATCTCGGCCGGCTGGTCGAGGCGTGGGGCGCGACCGTCCGCGACGGAGCAACGTTGCGCGCGCTGCGCGGAGGGCGCTGACATGGTCGCTGGAGCGGTAGCGGCATTGGCGATCGTGTCGTTATTGGCATGGGGCGCATTCGATAAGTGGGAAATAAAGCGAGTGCAAACGTTCAACTTGAACCGAAATGGTTAATTGCGCGGCATTCCGCGTCACGCGAAACGCACGCATATATCTGATAGTTGGAGCGGGCGATTTTGTGGGGGCGGTAGCGAATGTGCGGAGCGTAACCCGGTGCCCGAAACTATGTTGTTTCTATACAACATAGTTTTCCTTGTCCCCGGTTCGCTACCACGCCCCCTCCAGCTCCAGCTCCCGTAGATGGCCAGGAGGGGTGCAAAGCGCAGCGGCAACTATCTGATAGTTGTCTTGGATTGTCTTCGTAAATCAACAACTTACATATTTAACTTCTCTTCTTTTTCTCTTTCCCTTTCCGTTCCAAAGAAGAAAAGAGAGGGGACAAGGATGGGCGTCAAAGTCGACTTCATTGCGAAATCGCATCTATCTGATAGTTCTAGTTTTATATAAGAAACGAATCAGACCTCCATCCTTGTCCCCCCTGAATTCGCGACGCGCTTCCGAATCGCGTTTCTGTCGCATTTATACGATAAATACCAATGACAATGAAAACTACGCCCGTAAACCGGATATGCTTGTCCCCCTCGCAGCAAGTAATCGAGACCGCGCATAGCAACGCGCTGCTCGCTACCGCTCCAGCTCGTGCTCTAGCTCCAGCTCGTGCTCCCGTAGCAGGCCGCGCGCTCGTCGTCTTCGCTCCAGCTCGTGCTCCACGAAACGTGCAACTTGCACCTTCGCTGTACGACGCCCGAGCCTATGTGCGGACGACCACGGTCTCGACGACTCGAACCATCCGCGGCTGGAACGTACGGGTGGAACTCACCGCTCGCGAGCTGGCTACCGCCGATTCCGCCGATCGCACCATCGGCAGACTGTGCGCCCTCGCGACCGTGATCCTGGCCGTGATCGGAATGTGGGCGCACATCTTCGGCTGAATCAGCGGGCCAGACCGTTTTTCCAGGCGCAGGCGGGCCTTGCGGGACCTCCCGTATACCCACCTAGCCAAAAACAACGCCAGCGGCATATAGAGCCTCTGACAAAACCATTCCGATAGGAATCGTGATCACCACCACCATGCCGCTTTATGCCGCGATTGCGTCCACGCTCGCGACTATCGAGCGCTGCAAGTCCATGCGCAGCCCCTACCTTCCCAACCACGAAGTGCGCCTCGGAAAGCTGCTCGACATGCTTCCTTCAGGCTCGGGCCTTGACTCAGGCACGCAACTGCTCGAAGACGAGTGCAAGAGCAACAAGCTGGTATTTCAAGCCGATTTTCATCACATGAACGGACACGGGATGTACGACGGATGGTCGGAACACCACGTGATCGTCACGCCATCGCTGGACACGGGGGCTGTCATCCGGATCACTGGCCGTAACCGGAACAGCATCAAGGACTACCTGCACGATGTGTTTCACCACGCGCTGTTTCAGGAAGTCGACCCATACCCGATAGGTTCAACTTGAACCATCGCCTGAGAACCAACAAGAAGAAACGACGAAGACCATGAACGCTATCTATTCCGAAGCCCCCCAGCTGTTTGACGCAATCGACGAACTGTTCAAGTCGCGTGAAGACAGCGAGCAGGATATTCGACCGATCTTGACCGTGTTCGCGAGCTGACATAGATCGGCCTGCATTCCCTGAAGAGAACCCACCACCATGAAGACTATCGAGACATATGTGACGGCCGATGGCCGGCAGTTCACCAACTACGTCGAGGCACTGCGCCACGAAGTGACCGTGGTATTGCCCGACAACCTGGCGCAGATCATCAACGACGAGTATGCGAAGGCGTCGTGCGGCGTTGCGTTGCAGGACGAGCCGCTGATGAAGATCGTCGACGGGGTCATCAACAACCTCCAGCACGTCGAGACGATCCTTGAGCAGATCAAGAGTGGCAGGGCCGAACTCAATGGGTTGGAATTCGTACAGCAGGCCACCCAGCGTTCCCAGTCGCATTCGATCCAGGGGTGAGCCATGCGTGAGATCCGCAAGTACACCAGCTCGGACGGCAAGGAGTTCGCCACGCAGCGCGAATGTGCCGAACACGAATGCTCGACCACGGTCCCGGCGAAATTGAGGCAGCGCCTGCTCAAGTTCTATCAGGAAGAGCATGGCGCGATCACGAGCAAGATCGAGCAGGCAACGTTCGACCGCATGTGCGCAACGTTGATTCTCAATCGACGCAACGCCCGAGTCATCCGCGACGTGTTGCAGGAATTCAGCAACGCGGCTACGCATCTGCCGCTGGAGCCGGTCTACAACTGATCGGATTTTGTAGGAGGGGCCATGTGGTTCTCACGTCGGCCCAATCCCGTTGAGTGGCGAAAAGGTCGGTGCCCGAGTATCGAGGGCAAGCCGATCGTTGACTGCGCGCTGGTGAGGGGCCTTCCGGTTTTCATCGTGCCGCGTGAAGACGGGCATTGGGACTACTTTGTCTACGGTTGCCAGCGCAATACAGCTGAGACCTGGGATGACGCGGCACGCTTCGTGACAGAGGACGCGCAATCCCAACGCAACTACCACCTTGACCAAGAAGAGTTCGACGCTCTGATTGGTTCAACCTGAACCAAGGATCAAACATCATGGGCAACACCACCACCTACGGCCCGTTTGAAAGTTTCGAAGAGATGATGAGCGATGCTGGCCAGCGCGCACCATACGTCGAACGAGCGATGCAGATCGTGCTTACAGCAAGCGTGTTCGAGCAACTGAACGATGAGCAACGCGACGTGAATCTGCCGCTCGACGTGCTCGTCGACAACATGGCCAAGCAGTGCGGTATGGTCATCAAGAACCACGAGGACGGCCCGCGACTGCGCAAGGCTTGGTACTACGAGCTGGAGGATCAACGCACGGTATCGGATCGTGCTGAATCTCTCAACGAACGTGACGTGATTCTCCACCTGACGGCGATGCTCGAGCATTTCGCAGGCATGCAGGAGACCCACGAACAGCGGCTTGCTGCCATGTACGCGCAGCACGGTCGCATGTGCCTGAAGCAGCGTCCGCATCCGATCTCATCGCGACCATACGCGGATCGGCAACGGATGGCATTCAACATGCGTGACTTCGCTGGCGAGTTTGCACGGAAGCTGGCCCACGCGTGGATCAACGCTGACATGTCGAACTGCCGGCGAATCGAAGAAGCGTTTCCGCATCTCTTCGCGAAGTACAGCGACCCGAGCTACGACCGGGTGCGCGAGGAGCGCGAGGGAGTGCCGGCATGACCAAGGGGTTCGTCGTGTTCTACCACATCAAGTCAAACGGCGGATTTTTATACGGTGAAGGCGATGACCCCCGAGGTTACGGCGGTACTTACAACTTCGCTGAGGCGGCACGTTTCCCGACCTCCAAGAAAGCGCGCGAGATGGGGGCGGCGTATCTGCGATTGTGTCGTGCAGACCCGGACGACAGCAGCGCTACGGTACTGAAGCAAATCTAAAACGATTCACCACCACGGATCAAAACATGAGCACCCAAGAACTGGCCAAGAACACGACTGAAGTCGATGTCAACGCAGCGGCCGCGGCCGCGGCCGACGTCGACAAACTCATCACGAACGCAACGGTTCAACTTGAACCTCCTGCGCCGTACACGAAGCGCGAAGTGAAGTTCGCTCGCGATCTGCTTCAGTTTCAACTGAGCGAGCACATCAAGCGGGTGATTGCCCGATTCGAGAGTGAGACTGGTGCAAAGGTTACGGGTATCGCCTACAACCCGTACACGACGGCCGATACCCCGGTGGCGCTGACCGTCTACCACAACGACGAATACGTCTTCTGAGGCGACGATGAACATCCGCCACGTCTTCGACTTCAACAAGGCGCTGGACCACGGGCCATACGCATGGCCCGGTGGATACCCGTGCTACTTCATCACCTCGGACTGCGAGGCGCTTTCATTCAAAGCTGCGCAGGAGAACGCCGGCCTGATTCGTGACGCGATCATCACGAACGACAAGCATAGCGGCTGGAAGCTGATCGCGATGGACATCAACTGGGAAGACACGAGCATGGTTTGTGTCCACTCGGGGAAGCCGATCGAATCGGCATATGGGGAGCGCACCAATGCCTAAGTACGTCGTCACGGTCCAGGATACCGTGCGTCTCACTACCACGGTTGAAGCTGCCAACGAAGAAGACGCCAAGAAGGATGCGTTGCGCACGCTCGAAACCCTTGGCGATGAAGACTTCAGCTACGACGTCATCGACCGCAATGTCTTCATGTGCATGGAGAGGGCCGATGGCTAGATTCACCATCACGGTTGTGCGGCCAACGTACTACACGCACGAATTCGAGGCGTCCAGCGTGGAAGAAGCGAAACAGGCAGCGCTGGACGCCTACGAACAGCACGGCTCCGAAGCTTTTGACTACGAGAGCAGTGGACACGCCACCACTCACGAGGGAGATGCGCCGGCATGAGTCTGAATCACCCCAAAATCCCGCGCCTGCCCTCGCTCGACTTCACAAGTGATGAGACGCGAACCTTCTATGCGGTCGAGTGGATCAACGAGAAGGACGAGTGGTCGATCGACACGCACTACCAGGAAACCAGTCGCGATACGAAAGCGTTGCAGCTGTTTGCGAACGGTGCGAAATCAGTGCTGATCTATGACGTGATCGGCCCCTTCAACGCAGGGCTGGACGAAGCTGAGAACTTTGCTTTCGATAACCGGCGGCTGCACGTCTCAAGTTCAAGTTGAACCGAGGATCAATACATGAACGTGGAACAACGAATCGAGATTGAGAAGCAGATCGTCGAAAAGATTGTCGTCGACGCCTTGGCCGCGGGGTTCAAGCTGAGTGTATTCGACGGAGAAGGCACTGCGATTTCGAAGAGCACCGACAAGGACAAGATCCTCGCCGCGCTGTTCGCTTGTGAAGAAGAGTATCTGCGCCTCTGGAAAGACGGTACGCACGTCGGGTCGGTTCACCTGGTCTACGGCAATGACGGGTGGGACGTGATCTCCGATCATCACGTGTGCCTGGAGGACGTCCTCCAGGGGGCGACTGAACTGGCCAACCAGTTGGAAGAGCGGCACGCATGAACCCCGAGCAACTGCTGGAGTACATCCAGCGCCTGGAAGCGCGTATCGCTGAACTGGAGCTGGATCTGTACGCGAATCCGGACATGGCCGACAGGCGTGCGCGCCGGCAGCTGACAGAACAGTTCAAGAGGCAGGGGATGTCGGGCCGCAAGGCTCGGGACGCCGCATGGCGCACCCTGCACGACCCAAATTTCACATCGTGAAAAATATGAGCAAACCGATCTACCGTACCCGCTTCACGACCACGGCCGGCAAGTACCGCGTCCGGGAATTCCGGTCGCAGAAGAACGCTGAGACCCATGCCAAGCAGCTCGCCAACGAGGGCGGGTATGGCTACGTCGAGCGCACGACGGCGACCAGCCACAAAGTAGTCAGCAATTGGGGCCGCTGCGCTCCCGAAACCGCTTCCGCATAGCGTAGAATCACCTTACAAAGTACAAGGAGAAATCATGATGTCTGTCGCTTTCGACACCTTGGCTTACGTCAAGCGCCTCGAACAAGGCGGGGTCCCGCGCGAGACTGCGGTGATGCAAGCCGAGGCGCTGGCTGACGCGATCGACCAGACCTTGGCGACAAAGCAAGACCTGCTCAACACGCAGACGGCGGTTGAGCAGAAGGTCGACGCGACGCGTACCGATCTGCGTCGTGAGATCGACAACGTCCGAGCAGACATGAAGCTCGGCCTGACGGAGACGCGTGGGGAGTTCCGTGTCGAAATCGAGAAAGCGAAAACCTCAATGATCACGTGGCTCGTGACATTGACAGTTCTCGCTACCGCTGCGCAGATCGCTTCGAGGGCGTTCCTGCGCTGATTCAGCCGGTTGATTAAGGAAGAGTGCGCTCTGGCCAGTGCGCTCTTTTTTATACCCTCATCACCACCACACACCATGAAAACTATCGTATTGACCCCGACTTGGTCGGGCGTCATGGGCGTGCTCGTCGCTTCGTTGCGCGATGGCACCGAAGAAGGCAAGAAGCACGCTGAAGCGGAGCTGTTCGATCTCGCGAAGAAAGTCGACCAGATGAACGACCACTTCAGGCAGGAACGCGAATCGATCCTGGGCAAGAAGCTGGCCCAGCTGGCTGAGCAGGGGGCAACTGACGCAGGCAAGATCGTCATCAAGGAAGACAAGATGGCGATCGTCACTAAGGCGGGCCGCGTCGAATGGTTCAAGCTGAACCAATTCGGGGGAATCGCGCCGGTAGACAATCTCGCGCTCACCAAGCAACTGGTCGACGCGCTTGAAAGCATGCTCTCGATCGACGACTGGCATGACGACGCGCTGGCGAATCCGCAGATGATCGCGAACGCTCAAGCTGTCCTGGCACTGGGGCGGGAGGCGCTGAAATGAGCACCCCGTTCAAATCCACTCTCATCCTGTCCGAGTCCGACCACGAAGGTACGGGCTTGCTGCTCAAGGAAGTCGGCAAGCAGGTGATCTGCGAGTTCGACCGTACGCCGCACATGCAAGAGCACGCCGCGTACATCAAGCAGGCCGTCAATGAATACCCGGCGCTGCTGCGCAAGCAGGAGATCATCTTCGATCTTTCGTTCACGCTGGGCAACCGCTGGCACACGTTCTCCGACCAGCTGACCGGCGACATCCTGGACCACCATGACGGCTCGCGTGGATTGAGCGACCTCGTGAATACCTGGGCCGACGAGTTCGATGCTGACTGGGAATCGCGCAACGAGGACGAGCAGCAGAATTACCTCGGTGATATCGACGAGTTCGCGAATCGCAAGATCGCCGAGCTGATCGATTCCGTGAAGCGTCCCGAGCCGCCCCCGCCGAAACCGATCAAGGTTACGCACAGCTACAACCGCGCACTTGCCGAGAACACCTTCCACTACGTTGGCGTGAAGTGGCAGATCGTCTTCAAATGCGACGACGGCTCCGACTTCTGCCGCGAGGCCCTGCCGGCAATGAAGACCCTGAACGACGTCCTCTCGTTCATCCGGGAGAAGTGCAATGCGCTCGGTTTGAGCGGCGCAGACATTCAACGGTGGTGATCATGAAAGAACCAGTCCGTTACTTCACCCCGTACCCGTTCACGATCGAGACCCTGCAACGTGTCGACGAGCCCCCGCGTTACGTCATCTCCCGCGTAAAGGTCGGTGGCCGCTACAGCGACGAGCTGCTGAAGAAGGAAGAGGCCGAGCTGCTGCTGCACACGCTGACGCGTGAAGAAGCCGACAAAGAGCAGCTGCGCTACCGCATCTGGCAGCTCGAACAGCAGTTCGCCTGGGCGATGTCCGAGATCAAGGAGCGTTACGAGGGGCCGTACGAGGAGTGGGCACCTGAGCGCGCCCGATACAACGAGGCGCTGGCCATGCTGCGGGGGATCAAATGAAGGCATATGTCCATACGAAGTGCCGCACTCGGGACGGAAGTTCCTTTGACAGTTTCTGCACTCGGTCTGTACCGGCGCGCCGAGTGCCGGCCGAGCACGATCAAGACGAAGGTTACATCGTCGTGTTGTGGAACAGCCGCTGGTGGCGCGTGAGGACGAGATGGATAAGATGCCGCCCCGTCTTGTACCTCGGCAAAAAGTTCGACGAGTGTTTGACCGTATCACTTGTATTGGGGACCGCTTGATGAGCCTTCCGAATATCATCCGCCGCTTCGACGAAGCAGATCTCACCTCCGAGTGGAAGAAGAACGCGAACTGGCAAGTCATCTTCAAGATCCGCAACGAAGATGGCGTCATTCGTGACTACTGTCGCGAGACCCGCTGGCGGTCGAACTATGACATTGAAGATGTCGAACGCTGGGCAATGGAGCAGTGCCTGCTTCACAAGCTGCACGGGGCGGAGATTCAACTGTTCTGAACAAGGCGGAGCCATGAAACTGAGCGACGTGAGCAGCAGCCGCGGCGCCCCGATGGGGCGCCGTGACACACACAGCGACTGCGATGCCCACATCAAGTTGATCGTCCATCACTGCCCATTCGTCGACGGCGACTACGACGAAGGTGGGGCGTACTGGGGTGCGGGGGAGCCGCTGTGGCGGGCTATCGAACCCGAGGGGGACGTGGAGTTCTTCCTGCGCGGTAAAGACCGCTGGGAGGTACTGGAAGACGTTCGTGAACTGTATCCGAACGCGGAAATCATCGACACGCCACGCGAGCGCTGGTTCGAGGAGTTTTTGACCGGCTACCAAGAAGCCGCGTTGTGGTCGAGCATCGACACAATCAAAAATGACGAGGGGGAGGAGGAAACGGTGCATCTCGATGATGGTTACGAGATGCACGAAGAGACGAAAGCGAAGTTCCGCCAGGACTGCAAGGACTTCTGCGACTTTGCGGAGCCACAGTTGCGCCGTGCAATTGATTGCACCGGCTATGGGGCGGTCCAGGCTGGGCACGATCTCTGGCTCACACGCGCCGGGCATGGGGCGGGGTATTGGGATCGCGGTCAGCTTCCGCGCGAGTTGCGTGAACAGCTATCCGACGCAGCCCGCGACGCTGGAAGCCGAGAGCTACACATCGGCGACGACGGGTTGATTCACCAAGGGTAAACATGACCACCGAAGATAGACCCCGAAAGTCATACGGGGTAAGAGCCGGATCATGGAACGAAATGCTTTCCATGATGGAAGTGGGCGAGCGCCACTACATAGAAACGACTGTTGAGGGTTACCCGCAATTGATGAGAACCATCAATACCCCAGCCAGCCGTAGGCCGGCGGAAATGCGCGACTCGAAATTCAGCACAAACCTTTTCACCGCAGTTATGGCGACGCGCGTCGGGGAGATTCGCTACCTCCTCTGTATCGAGCGGAAAGCATAACCACCACACCGAGGTAACCACCATGTTGAGTGCAATCATCACGATGTTCACGGGCAAGTCGCCCGCTAAAGAAGCGAAGAACCAGCTGCGCATGACGCGCCTCGCGCTGCTCGAAGCGCGTGGCGCACTCGAACATTTCCAGGCCGAAGTCGCGAAGCTTGAGGCACGCGAAGCCCGCTTGGCTGCGCACGTCTCCGACGACGAGCGCCAATACCAGCGCGAAGCTCAAGCATCGATGGCAGCTGCGATCTGAAAGTTCAAGTTGAACGAGGCGCGTCTGGCCACGCGCCTCGTTCACCGAATCAGCTAACAAACCACCACCACAACAACGATGACCAATTTTGATAAGTCCGCGCTCGACGAGCGCGCGCGTCAGCTCGTCCGCGAAGAAGTGCATGCGTGCGTCAGTATGTTGATCAGCGATCTCAGCAAGCTGGTAGCTAGTGCCGATCCGCACGTGCTGCGTGAGGTAAGTGTCGACCAGGATGAGCTGTTCGCGATCTGCGTTCAGGACGACCACAAGTCCGCAGCTGAACACGAAGGCTACGTCTTGTTCGAGAACGAATATGGTGAGTACGTCGCGCTTCAGCCGGAAGACGACGTAAAAGGTAATCTCACTCTCGACAACCTCGAATACTTCCAACACGCAGGGAAGTTCTATGTCCTCCCGGAAGAGTCGGTGGACGAGATCAATGAGCTGGATGTGCCCGATCAGGCGAAGATCAGCGAAATCATCGCAAGCGCGCAGGCGCGTGAAGACAGCGGCGATACCGATGGAATGTTCTTCGAAGCGGAAACTGAACACGCAGTGTTGACCGCGTACCTCAACAAGCACTACGCCGACGATTGGTACAACGACGAACAAGAAGCATGGCGTGCTGCGTGCGAAACGAACAATATCGACCCGGACACCTGCGAAGCCTACGAGCATTGGATCGTCTCGGGCTGGCTCGCCGGAAAGCTCGAAGAGCGGGGTGAGATGGTAAATCGCGACATTTGCGGTCTCATCGTGTGGGGCCGCTGCACGACCGGGCAGGCCATCTGCATGGATGGCGTGATTAAAGAGATCGCGCGCGACCTTCTCAACTGAGGTAGGGCATACTTCTAGTCCTTTTATAGACAGAGAGGGCGGAAGTGAACAAGGTGATTCTCTGCATTGCTCTTACGGGGTGTTTGACAGCGTGTGCGTCAAGAACTCTTCCATTTGAGCAGGCAAAGGACGTTCCTGCGGACAGGGTCTATTCGACGAAGTATGCGCAACCAGTGGAAGGTGCGCAGAAGATCACGGTTATACGCACTGGAGGCTCGTTTATCTCGGGTGGGGGTGCGCGCTACGAACTGTCGGCCGATGGTGTGAAGATCGCGTCAATGGCTACCGATGAGCGCGTCGAACTATACCTCCCCGCAGGCGAGCACATGCTTTCAGCACGCAATGGCGTGTGGACCAGCGTTGAGCCACAGTCCATCGTGATCAACGTTCCAAGTCGATACAGAACATACCGCCTCGATTCAGCGAGCGGGGTGTTGTTGCAACCTGCCCTTGAATGAGCGACATCTAGTCGCGAAACCATGTTCAAAGCCCACCGATCGGTGGGCTTTTTTATTTTCTCAATTCAGCACAAAAGGATCTGCACATGTTCATGTCTGATACGCAAGTTTTGCGGACGTACCTCGTAGCGGCGACTGTTGAGCAAGCACGCAAGGTGGGTTTCGAGGAATCGTTTCGTTCCCTCGTCACGCAGCAGTTTCATGACATGTCGGATGCAGACGTCCGCGCAATGGCAAGGATCATCGTATGACGCCAATGAAATTCCACCAGACCTATGAGGTCATCACGGACGAGAGTGCTGAACAGGGTGATGCCGAGGAGACGGGCTTCGACTGGCAGGACGTTTCATACACGTTCAAGGAGCTGGTTCGCCTGCTCAGTTTCGAATACGCCGGTGCTGAACCGAGCGACTACCCGTCATCGAACCCTGGCTGGATCACTTCTCATGGGGAGCGCGATCATTGTGACGGCTCCTTCCGCAACATCTCCCTGCACCCTGCCAATGACCGGGCACGCCGCTGGTGGCCGAAGGCGTTAAAGGCGACAGGGATCACAAAGTAGGTACACCATGCGCCTGTACAACGGGGATACATTCGAGTTTGAAGGATATAGCTTCAAGGTTCAGTTTGAACGAGACGACGACACCAGCGAGCCGTGGAATAACCATGATGGCCACGGTGTCGTTTCGGACTGGACGCGTCGTGACAAGCGACCCGGCGAAGTCCTGCTGGTGTCTGACCGAGCCTCCCGACGCTATTACGACATCGCGGCGTCTAACCAGATCGCCAAGAATGACGGATGGGGTTTGAGCGAGGAAGATCAGGCGGCATTGATCAACCGACTATCCAGAAAGCGCGTGCGACGCGTAAAGCGTGCCCAATATCAGGTCGCCAACGGTTTGCGCGTGCCTCGTATCGATTGGGAAACCGTGGAAACACCCGGAAGAGATCCGAGCAAACGTTTAACGAGTGGAGAAATTCGCGCAGAAGCCGTTCGCCGCGATTTCGAATTCCTTCGCCAATGGTGTAATGACCAATGGGAATACACGTGGGTCAAGGTGACGCTCCTTCGTACAAACGATGAAGGCGAACTCGTTGAAGACGAGCGCTTCAGCGACAGCGTGGGGGGCGTCGAGTCGTACAAGGACTACCATGTAGACGTCGCGTTCGAATGCGCAAAGAGCCTGATTATTCAGGTGAAAACCGCACAAGAGGCCAATAAAAGGGAGGAGCTTGAACGTCGGCATTGGGCCGAACGGGATGTGCCGACTATCGTATAGTCAAGATGGAAGGAGGAGCGTTTCTTCAATAGAATGGCATCTCGATCAACCGATGCGGTAGGCAATGCCGGGATCAACGGTTATAGCAAACTGCACGGTTAATATTTCAACAAAATAACGATCATCTAATGTATGATCTAGCGATCCAAAGGTGATAGCAAGATGGCATTGCAGACGGCAGCACAGAAACGAAAGTTCGTGAAAGACCTCATCAAGAATGTGCAGGATGACGTGATGAAGCGCATCGAGCACATGCCTGCCGATTGGGATGGCGTCGAGCTGCGCCAGTACATCGGCAAGAAGTTCGAGAATGAGAAGGATGCCTTCGCATTGCGGGGCAACACGGCGCGGGGCCGCGCCTTCAACAACGAGATCTCGGACAACCGTCACCTGTAAAGCAAGAATACCGATGCACCGATAAGCTGGCCCTTGTCGTTGTGTCGCGGATTGAGACATGACCACCACCACCACAACCTGGACGGACGACGACGAGCGTCTGCTGCGCGAACTGGCATCGCGCAAGGAAGAAGTAGAGGCCCATCAGCGGGCGTCTGTCGAAGCCGTCGTGAGCACGTTTGCTTATCGCGACATCAGCGAGACCGACATCACGGACGGGCTGATCGAGCGGGCCGAGCAGATTTGCCGCGCGCTCGTGCCTTACCTCCCGCGACCCACCGAAGCTGAAGCTGCGACTGTGCGTAAAAAGGCCATCGATGCCATCGCACTGGGTCTCAGCGAATGTGTCAGGACGTTCCCGGTTTCCACACCGGTCGTTGTCCTGAACCATCTCATCGCCGCGGGATTGCTACCCGTGTCGATGAGAGGCCGTACCTGATTGGCCGACCTGGCAGGCTGATCACCTCTCTCAACCAAAACAAACCCTGAAGGAATTGAAGATGGAACCCACCACCACGACCAAGAACTCCGCTGCTCCGAAGAAGAACAAGGGCGGCAACGACGGCAAGTCCCCGCGCGCGCTGCGCGGCGCTCCGAAGGCTGCATCGAACTGGTCGGCCGCGGACGAAGCTCGCTTCCAGGAGCAGCAGAAGGCCCGTGAAGCGTTCGTCGCCGAGCGCACCACGTCGCTGAAGAAGATCGCTGACCTCATGATGCACGGCGTGAAGCCGGTTCACATCGAGGCGGTGAAGGGCACGGACGGCACCGTGATCACCGAAGGTTACGCTCTGCCGGTCGCGGCGACCGAAGAGCAGCTGCTGGCGAACCTCGCGGAGCACGGCGACGCGATCCTGACGTACCTCTCGAAGCACTACAAGCTCCAACCGACGCTGCTGAAGACGCAGTAATCGCTGAAGCGCAGTAGTTCATCGAACTGAAGCCGCATGGTTTGAGCCATGCGGCTTTTATTTCGACATTTTCGAGAGAAAACATGGCCACTCAAAAGTATGAGGAGAAGCGGTTCAAACCGTCTACCCTCGAACTGATCGGAATCATCAACGACATCGTTCGCGAATATCAGAACCAAGGGTACGTCTTGACCACGCGTCAGCTGTATTACCAGCTCGTCGCTCGCGACATCATTCCCAACAATTTGCAGGAGTACAAGCGCGCGGCGTCGATCATCAACGACGGAAAGCTTGCGGGCCTGATCGACTGGGACATGCTCGAAGATCGAACGCGTGCGTTCATCCGCCGTTCGCGCTGGACGTCCCCGACATCGATCATCGACGCGTGCGCGGACCAGTACCATCAGGACCTCTGGATCGGTCAATCTCGCCGTGTGTTCGTCATCGTCGAGAAAGAAGCGCTCGTCGGGGTGCTCGAACGTGTGTGCCATCGTTACGATACCCCGCTGCTCGCCGCGCGTGGCTACCCGTCGTCGACGGTGTTGCGCGAGTTCGCGCTGAGCGACATCATCCCCAGCATGCGTGAAGGCCAACGCGGTCTCATTCTGCATCTTGGCGATCACGACCCGAGCGGGATCGATATGACGCGCGATCTGGTCGAGCGGCTCCGGATGTTCGGAGGGCACTCATTCGAGCTGAAGCGCATCGCGCTCAACATGGCTCAAGTCGAGGAACTGAACCCGCCCGAGAATCCGGCGAAGTCCACGGACGCCCGGTTCAAGACGTATCTTGACCAGTACGGAGAATCCAGTTGGGAGCTTGATGCTTTGCCGCCGCAGTATCTCGACCAGCTCGTGTCGTCGCATATCGACGCTGTTATCGATCAGGGTGCGTGGAGCGTGAACAAACAGATCATCAGCGAGGCGAAGCAGATGATCGGCAAGGCGTCGACGTACATCGCTGACGGTTGCCCCGACTATGAGTGAGGCCGTCGACAGTAAGGCCGATCTGGCGGCACTGGTCGCACGTATCAAGGACCGCATCGACAACTTCGGCCAACTCGATATCTGCTGGCCGTGGAAGGGAGCCAAAACGAAAGCTGGTCCGCGCTTGAAGATGGTACGAACAAGCGATATGGTTCCTTTCTACCAGCCCACGGTCGTGACGTCGTATGGGCTTGTGAAGGTCGGCAGGGGAAAGCGAAAGGTAGTGCATAAGATCGTCTACGAGTGGGCGACCCCCGACGTTGCAAAATCCGACCGCTACAGGCTCGTGAACGAATGCGGTAACACGCTGTGTTGCAACTACACACACTGGCGTTTCATCGACAACGGCCCACCGGCGCAAGTGTCCGGGGAAGGGGGCAATCCCGTGGACGCGATGGCCGTGCTGAAGGAAGCATGCGTCGAGTTGCTGGAGAACATGCTCGCGGTGACGCAGCCGCGTTCCTTTGTGGACGTTGTGAATCACCCGTACATGGTCGATTTCCAACCCGAGCTGATAAAGGAGGTACTACGTGACATCGGAAAAGGGCACCTTGTTGAATCCGCCGCAGGTGATACAGGTCCACCACCTGGATAACCACATGGAGCCGAAGTATTTCACCCACGACCATGTGCTCGCCGCGTGGGTGAGGACCATGCGGACGTTGGAAAAGCTCCAGGTCATCAAGACCTTCTTTGTCCTCCCGGTTGGCTACATCCCGGAAGGCGCGAAGGTCGAGATGCGGTAGATGGAAGTCCTCGTCTACCGCGCCGAGAGCGGCAAGATGCGAGACGTCGTTGACGTCGCGCTGGTTGTGCTCCTGAAGGTCGACATTAATGCATTCGTCGACCTGAAGGAGAAGTACCTGCCTCACGGGTTGAAGCAAGCGATACGCATGCACGACCACCCGTTTTGGCAAGATGAAGGATTGAGGATGTGGGAGGAGATAAAAGCCCTTGTCAATGCCCGTCTCGATCCCGGATACTGGTTCGGGCAATCGATGGAGACGCCCGCTGTAGTTGGAATCTTCCGTACGGAATCAGAATGAATATCACCACCACCACTGAGGCAAGACCTCACCCCCTGGCCGATGTACCCAAAGCTGTCGACGCACTGGTCAAGACCGGCGAAGCACTCCGCAAGTTCTCAAACGTGAAGGTCGCCGACGACCAAGGCACCGAGTCCCCGATTTCACGTGATACGTGGTACTCGGCCGTCGCGAACACGATCAACTCTGGCCAGCTGGACAAGAAGCAGGTCGCGCGCCTGAAGCGCCTGCGCGATGAACTCCGACGCACGAAGGTGAAGGCATGAGTCAATCACCACTGGCTCGCAACCTTGCGATCGTCGCCGCCGCACACGAAGCCGCGGAGAATGACCGGATGCGCCGGGAATTCGAGCAGCACGAATGGCTCGAAGGCCTGTCGCTGGAACGTGACCCGAAGGACGACGGGTACACCAACTCGGAAGTTCACCGTTACTGGACCTTCTGGCGTGACGGTTGGAGGGCAGCGGCGTGATGATTCCCGTCAAGACCGCGCGTACGACCCACGACCTCGGCCGGCCAGTCGGCTGGAATGACGACCGCGACGGTAAGTGCAAGTCTCTACCCGTCGTGCGCGACAACGAGCAGAACGTCTGGATGTCGTACTGGCAACCGAGCCAGGAGGACATCGAGAAGCTGCGTAACGGTGCAACGATCAAGCTGACGGTTTTTGGCATCGGACAACCACCTGTTGCGATCGAAGTGCCGGAAGAGATCGTGTTGTACGCAGGATAAGCAGTAAAGCCTCACGGTAAGCGACCCACCACCACGCTTCCCGTAAAGGCTCACCGTAGTAGCGGGTGTCACCACCACCTGAACAGCAACCTTCAATCTATAAGAGATCGAAACATGAAATCTGGCTACACGTCTGTGACCTCGTCGCAGATCTCCGCATTCGCATATAACGAACAAGATCAGCGGCTCAACATCGTCTTCGTCAAGAACGGCGACGAGTACCAGTACAGCAACGTGCCGAAGGAAGTCGTCGACCAGCTGGTCGTGGCCGAATCGTTTGGCGCGGCCTTCAGCAGCCTCATCAAGAAGCACCCGACTCGTTTCCCCTACATGAAAGTCTGAGCCTTGCGATGACGAAGGAGGAACGCGATCAACAGATCGCGGATCTCTACGTCGACGGCAAGTCAGCCTCGGCTCTCGCTCGTGATTTCGCTCTGTCGATTCCGTCGATCAGGGCGATCATCGCAGCCAAGGGGGTCAAGGCGTCTCAGCGGAAGAAGGTAGAGAACGCTGAACAACAGGGACAACCTGTGAGGCGTACGCTTGGCCGCACTCATGAGCGGCTTGGCGAAACGCTTGCGTTCAGCAGAGCGATCGAACTCAAACACACCCGAAAGGAAGCTTCCGAACGGCTCGGTTGGACCGTTCATAAGGTCGCGGCCGTCGAGACTGGACGTTACGAAGTGACGCTCACGGATCTCATGGACCTTTCGGGGTACACGAAGAAGCACGTCGGCGAATTGATACGGCTATGAAGGACCAATACAACGAGGAAGCAGACCACAAGATCGAAGTACGGACGTACGGAATCCACTGGAACGCTGAAGGCGTTGCGTACCTGCATCAAGGTCGCAACGCATCGAACTTCCTGTCGCTCAAGGCACCATCCCCGTATGCGGTGGTGCCGGCGCGCAGGCTTGCATGCAACCACCTTTTCCCAGTGAGCGCGGCGGTCCCGGACCCGACACACTGGAAGCAATTCCAGGCTCTGGCTCGGGACCCGCTGGTCAGAGTCATGCTGCCAATCCCGAAGGGGGACGGTGAGGCTGGGGTGTTCGTGATGGAGGACACGAACGACGAGATGACGCTCACGCTGCTCACGCTCTCGCGCATGAGTAGCCCCATCCAGCCGATTGTGCGGCCGATTTGGCACTTCTCGCCGAACGATATCAGTGCAGAGCTGGAGCGAACCAACGTCCAGCCGCTGGTGTTGACGCAGGCCAACCCGAAGTACCAGAAGGTCGTCGACGCGATCATCGATCAGTCGGTGTACATGCCGCGTCGCGTGATTATCACCGGCACGTATGACGTCGTCGCGCGCAAGCCGGCCCAGCGGCTCAAGACGGGCCTGCTGGCTGGCGAGGAGGGGCTGATTGTGTCTCTTCCCCTCGAAAGCCTTGGCGTGGCTGTATTGCGGCGCTATGCGCGTCGCGAGGACATGCTTTCCGATCTGCCGACCGCCCGAGGGAGGGGAGCATGAGCACCGCAGTCGAACTCCGCACGCATATCGAGCGCCGGACACATATCGACGTCACGTTCCGCTGGCGCGACCGGCACGGCGATAGGCACGATCCGGCAAAGATGGAGACCCGTCACGTGTTCAACACGCTGAAGATGATCTGGAACAACACGGTGCCGTCGTATTACCGGGTTGGGCACAACGTTCGTCTCTACAGCTTCGGCCCGTCGTATACGCGGGAGTACATGATCAAGGCCGTTTATCACCTCGGCCACGAACTGTCCAAGCGCGTGTTGACGAGCGAGCAGTTGCGCCTTCTGCATCAGATGCACAGCTACTTCACGAACGTGTCGGGGTTGCTGACCTGATCCGTTACGTGCCCGTCTGCTGAAGAACGATATGGCCGCGCTTCCCGATGTTGATGAGCTTGTTGCGCCGGCCGCAGTGTGGGCAGAACACGAAGATGCCGAACGAGTCGATTCCGACTTTTTCGGCATCGAACGGGAATTCAAGGTGGCACTTGATGCAGAGCCAATTCATGACGACCTCCTATTCGGAGCGAAGAATCGAAATGAACGATAGGACAACCCCCGAGGAAAGCAAGGTCGGGGAAACGAATCTCGCGAATGCCGGAAAGACATGGCATCGCGACGAATACGACGGTCTGCGGAAGCGATTTGATCAAGGCATGACTATCGCGCAGCTCGCTAAAGCACACGGTCGGACAACCGGCGCAATCCTAGCGAAGCTTCTTGCGATGCGGTTGCTTGTCGAAACTCAACGAGGCTTCTACCACAAAGTTGATCCTGACCCGTGGTGCAACCATCACGATGTACGTCAGACGGAGGTTTTGAATGCCGGCACGAATTGAGAAGAAAGTGCCGCGCGAGCACCAGATCGCGGATCTCGCTTTCTACATCATGACGCCGCGCTGCATGAACCTATCGGACCCGGCGACGCAGAAGACTGGATCGGCCTGCATGTACACGCAGTACCTGTGGGACGAACTGGGATTCAAGTCGTATTTCGTCATGCCGATGTCGCTACTGCGGAAGAACAAGGACGAGCTGCTGGAATTCACGAACTTCCATCCTCGTGAGATCCAGATCATCGATGGCGAGGCGAAACGGCGAGAGCGTCAGATGCGCAACGAAGACGCGAAAGTGTTCATCATGGGGTTCCAGCGCTTCTCCGACGACTGGCAACGGATGAAGCAATGGCACCCCCAGTTGAACGCCGCGATCTTCGACGAGTGGCACCTTGGCTACTCGGGCCACGACTCGGGACGAACGCAAAACATGTACATCGCGATGCGCAGCATCGAGCGCTTCATGGCCATGACGGGCACGATCATCAAGGGCACGCTCGCGAGCGCGTACCCCGCGCTACAGGTGATCGAGCCGCGCTTCTACGGCACGTACGGTGCATTCCTGGCCCAACACCGACTTCAGGACGAGTATGGCACGACGATCGGATGGCACAACCATCAGAGACTTGGCCAGATCCTTCAGCACGTGGCCGTGCGCCACACCTTCGAAGAGGTTCACGGCCCCGAAGCGAAGGTCATCGTCACCGAGCTGTGCGACATGTCGCCGAAGCAGCGCAAGGCGTACGAGGAGATGGAGGAAATTGCGCTCGTTGAGCTGGAAGACGAGTTCCTTGAAGGCCAGTCGCCCGCCGTCAATGCGATGCGTTGCCGGCAGATCATGGCGCACCCCGAGACCTTTGGGCTGGCCAAGGGTGAGACGACCGGCAAGGACGAGCGCTTGAAGATCCACTTTGCGGACGCGGTTGTGTCCGGGGAACCGATCGCGGTGTTCGCCGCGCTCGTGCCCGAGCAAGAACGCATCGTCGCCATTGCGAAGTCGATGGGCCTGCGCACTGCGTTGATCAACGGCCACGTGTCATCGACGCAGCGGGCACGCATCGACGAGGCGTTTCGCCGCGGCGATCTCGACTGCGTGGTTGCATCGCCGGATACGGCCGGTGTCGGCTTCAACTGGCACCACCTTGAAACGATGGTCTTCACTTCACTGAACTACATGGACGACTCATTCGTGCAGGCTTATCGCCGGGGCATCCGTGGCAAGCGCGCGCGACCGCTGCGGATCTACGTGCTGGAGTATCGCGACTCCATCGACCAGCGGATCATGCAGATCATCGAGAACAAGTCGCGTGATGCAAACCTCGTCGACCCGACGAAGGAGGTCTTCAGGTTGTCGGAACAGCGCCGGCAGCAGGAAGAGGAAATGTTCGATTCAACCAAGGCTACTGATCGGAAGATCTCGATGGCCGAATTCGCGTAAGGAGGGCGCGATCTATCGTATAGAGCAGCATTGTGTAGTTAGTAGCACGAAGGTACGATCTTATTCCTCGACGTGTCCACCACCACGGCGAGAGAGCAGAAGCAGAAACAGACGCATAAACAGCTAACATTTGAAGGAAATTTATGGACCCGATCCAAGCAGCAATGCAGCGCGCGAAGGATGCAGCGGCAGGCGCCATCGCGAATGCAGCAGCAGGTGCAGCAGCAGCGCCGACGACCGGCACGGCGGTCGCCGCAGTCGGTGCGGCCGGCGGTGCTGTCGCAGTTCCCGGCCAGAAGCTCTCGATGGAGCAACTGATGTCGGCGGGCATGGCGGTCGACCTCTGGATCAAGCCGAAGGAATTCGGTCTCCAGGTCGGCGCAAGCGCAAAGCTCGTGCAGTCGTTCGAGGCGGTTATCGATATGACGGAAGGCACTGGCTTCATGGTCAAGATGTCGATCAAGGCCGGCAACCCGGCGCAATACTGGTCGACGTACGACGGCGTCACGAGCGACAAGGGCATCCCCTGGTCTGAAGCACAGGCCAAGGCCATCGCTCTGGACGCGAAGGCCCGCGCATACCGCAGCGCCGACGTGCCGATGATCCTGACGTCCGACATCGTCTCCGCAGACGGTGAAGTTCTGGCCAAGGCTGGTCAGCGCGTCGGCTACGCGACGTCGACGACCAACTGGCGCGCGTGGCAGGACTTCTACCAGAAGGTCATGGAAGCGAACGCTGGTGGCCAGCGCGTGGACGTGAAGGTTGGCTTCCTCCGGATGACCAACAAGAACAACAACGCGTGGGGCATCATGACCTGGGAATACCAGGGCATCGAAGCGGAAGCCGAGCCGGCGTAAGCCACAAGCTGTACGGAAAGCCGCGAGTCAAAAGCTCGCGGCTTTTTTCATGTCCTGCGAGGTCATCATGGGTTTGCATTTCATCGACGGAAACAACCGTTTCCGCACCATCTTCGAAACCAGCGGCTCGATTCGCAACGTGCTGGTCGACATGAAGATGCTGCCGATGTTCGACACCATCATTTGGGTTTGGGATGGACACGGCGCGAAGGACCGACGCCGCGCGCTCTACCCCGGATACAAGGTCGGCCGGCAAAGCGCCGTAGACGAGTTCTACAAGACGATGGACCTGTTCAAGCAGGTGCTGCGCTTCACGCGCTGCATGTCGCTTGAGATCCCCGCATGGGAAGCAGACGACGTTATCGCCACACTGCATCGTCTCTACAAGGACCAGACCGACTCGATCACCATCCACTCGACTGACGGCGACTACCTCGCGCTGTGCGACGGCAAGCACACGAAGCTCGAAGGACGCGACAAGGTCGAGTACGACAACACCGACTTCACCGAAGTGCGCCTGTACAAGACGCTCGTCGGTGACAAGTCCGACAAGATCACCGGCATCCCCGGTTTCGGCGACGCGGCGTGGGAGCACTGCGACCGCGAACGCTGGATGCAGTTCTTCACCGAGGGCTACGTGCCCTGCTGGGATAGTGAAGCCGGCTCCTTCAACCTCGGCAAGAAGCCCCTGGCGTGGGTGAAGGAAAACGAAGCAGCACTGAAAGGCATGTGGGAAATCACGGGCTTCTACGAAGTTGACCCGGACCTGATCGCAAAGCATCTGGTTGTCGGCCAGCACGACGACAAAGCAATCAACCACATCCTCTCAGATTTCATGATGTGACCACCACCACAAGGATCAAAACATGGCCTCTGCTGAACGTATTCAGCTACTCGTCATTCAGGACGAGATTTCGAAGCTCCCCGAAGACGATCGCACGAAGATCGACGGCATCGCCGCCCAGTTCCGGGCGATGCTCGATGCGGAACCGACTCACGCGATGATGGCGCTTGCGCTGGTCGGCGCTGAAGCCGCCGACAAAGTGGCGGGGTAAGCGATGGACAAGGATCGCAAAGTCCTTGTCGATGCGCGCAACATCGACGCTCTCCTTCCGCAGATCATCGCGGAAGTAGCGTCGGCCGGATTTATCGGTTTCGACATCGAGACCGAGGACTCGCGCAGGCATGCAGGCCTCGCCGAGATCATGAAGGTCGACGACGAGGGCAGGGGGACGAACAAGAAGCTCATCTTCGACACGAACCGCACGACCGTGTGTGGCTTTTCGGTCTACCCGGATGGTAACCATCTCGGCTACTACGTCAACCTCGCGCACGCCGACGCCGAGAACCGTGTGCCCTGGGAGGTCGCGCGCCAGATTCTCGACGCCCGCCAACCGGACTCTTTCTTCATCATCCACAACGCTCAGTTTGAGTGGGTCATGATGATGAAGTCGCTCGGCTTCGACATTCCGGAAGATCGCGTCATCTGCTCGTTGCAGCTTTGCGTGTCGGCGTATTCGCCCGACACGTACTTCCGCGACAAGTTCATGGAGTCGGGTCTCGGCGGCATCGAGAAGATCCTGCCTGTGGTTGCTCGTGTGTTTTCTGGCTACCAACCGGGTCAAGATCTGAACTCCGAGCAAGAAGAACTGTTGCAGAAGGTCATCGGCAAGGAGTCGAAGGCCGCGCATAGCTGGAATGGCTACGTCGACTCGATGCGGATCGGCTACGACCTGAAGCGTGCCGTGAAGAGCTGGTTCGGCTACGCGATGGCCACGTTCGAAGAGACGCTGGGCGAAGAAGTCCACATGGGCATGCTGACCGGCGAGGAAGTCTACGAGTACGGCGTGGACGATGCCTACTGGTGTGTTCAGCTGTTCCACCGTGTGCTTCAGCACATGATGGAGACCAACCCAGCGGTCTTCAGCACGTTCATGGAACAGGAGATGCCGTTCGTTCGCATCGCGGCCGAGACGTGGGGTCACGGCATCAAGCTGAACGGGCCGGCTGTGCTGCGTCGGCGGGACGAAGAGCGTGCCAACGAGGCCGCGTGCCTGCGCAAGATGAAGGCTGCGGTGCGCGCGATGCTGCCGTTCCCGGACGAGCCGCACGACAAGCTGCTGAAGTATGACAAGTGGTACGCGAAGTGGCAGACGTATCGCGCTCAGATCGAGAAGTGGGCGAACTCGTCGAACAGCGACGATGACTTCATTCAGTGCATGCAGACACGCGGCCCGGTTTCGAACGCGTGGGCGCTGGAGCGCAAGGTGCGCGAATCGACGGGCGTCAACCTTGTCCACTACATGCCGATGCGGACGATCATCTACGACCTGATGCGCGGCTCCTACATGCAGTCCAACGGCAAGACGCAAAGCGATGGCGACTGCCGCGAAGAGCTGAAGCGCCGCTGGATCAAACGTCACCGCGACGCCGGTCTGGAGATCGACGATAACGGCGAAGTGGCACCGGCGCTGAAGCTGGGCGTGACGCTGAACAAGCGTATGCAGATCGACCACTTCGAAGCCGGCATGATGATCTTTCAGTGCTACGACGAGCTGGCCTCGATCTCGCAGCGGATGAAGCTCTACCTGACGCCTTACCTACGCCTCGTGGACCCTGACACGGGCCGTGTGTACCCGCAGCTGCGCTCGCTGCTCGCGACGCGCCGCAGTTCGTGCCAGGACCCGAACGGGCAGCAGCTCAGCAAGTACGGCGAGTCGGTGTACGTGCGTGGCTTCTTCGAAGCCGACGATGACGACGCCGAAGGCGAGGAGCACGTGCTGGTGTCGGCCGACTGGTCCGCCGTCGAGCTGGTGATCGTGGGCGATTACTCGAACGACTCAGGCTTCCGCGAGGCCTACGGCCAGCGCCCTCACGCGGATCTGCACAAGAAGGCCGTGACCGGTCTGATGAACCTTACCGACGAAGAGTACGCCGTCCACCCGGATCGGAAGATGCTGCGTCGCGACGTCGGCAAGGTGGCGAACTTCAACTACTGGTACTCGGGCGCACTGGGCACCGTGGGCGAGAAGCTTGGCTGGTCGAGCGACTTCATGTGGGAGATGGTCGATCGCTACCGGGGCACGTTCCCGGACGCGGAGCAGTGGCGTGTCGACACGATCCAGGAAGCCCGTGACAACGGCTACGTGCAGCTGCCTGACCACCATCGGCGTGACCGTTACGAGTCGACGTACGAGTGGGTGAACGTCATGCGGCAGAAGTTCGCGTCGTACGGTGACCCGGCCATTGCTGCGTTCGGCGAGCTGGTGATCAAGAAAATCAACCGCCGCGCCGGCAATCAGTCGGTCAACGCGAAGGTTCAAGGCTTGTGCGCGGCGCTCGCGAAGCGTGCGATGAAGCGCATGAAGGCCAAGATCAAGGAGATGGGATACCGCGCCCGCTTCTACCTGCTGGTCCACGATGAATTGATCTACTCCGTCCCGCGCTCGCAGGTGCTCGACTTCTGCGAAACGCTGTACGAAGTGATGATCGAAGACGCCGGCCTGATCAAGAACCTGAAGCTCGACTCGTCGCTCGCGATCGGCCGCACGATGCAGCCGTGGGATCTCAAGAAGGCCCCGGATGGCCAGATCGAACTCATGGAGATGCAGAGGGGCCTGCCGTGCGTCAGCGAAGACCGCTGGGAACAACGAGCCACGCGCGAAGAGCGTCTGGCGATCCTCAACTACATACTCGACGGCATGCCCGTCGCAGCTAACGAAGCAGTGGAGTGCGCAGCATGAGCAACAAAGTCACCAAGTCGACCACGATGGTCGCGTTCGAAACCATGAGCGGCTACGAGTCGCGCGCCGGATCGCAGAATCGACCCGGCACCGAAGCGCTCGAATGGGGCCTGCGCGAGATCGTCCGCGTCATGACCATCAACGGTGACAAGGCGAGGGTCGCCGAGATCGTCGCCGAAGCCACCGCTGCCGTCGAGAAGGATCTGACGTCGTGAAGTCGAAGCTCACGCTCCAGGATCTGACGCGTGAGCAGCGCAACGACCTGCGGAAGATGTGTATTCCGCGGGTCGTGCTGGACCTCTTGCAGCTGATCCAAGAAAAAGACCACGAACTGGCCACCCTGAAGAACACCACCACGAAGGACCAATCATGTACCGCTTTAACCGACTCATGGCCGAGTGCCGTGCAACCACATCTCGCATCGAGAAGACGGAAGCTCTGACGAAGCTCGGCGCGAACGAAGATGAATTCGCGAAGACGATGCTGGTCGCTGCGCTGTCGCCATTTGTGACCTATGGCGTGAAGAACTTCGACATGCCGACTGGCTTCGCGGTGGAGAACGTTGACGCTGGCGTGATGTTCCTCCAACTGCTGGACGACCTTGCGGTGCGCAACTACACCGGGAAAGCCGCGCAGTCGGCAATCGCGAACGTGCTGTCGCACTACACGCACGAGACCGCCGAGAATATGTCGTGCGTGCTCCGCAAGGAACTGCGCATCGGCATCGGTGCGACCGAGATCAACAAGGTCTTCCCGGACCTGATCCCGGTCTTCGACGTGATGCTGGCTGAGAAGTGGGAACCGGGCGTCACCGATATCATGTACCCGGCGCAGGCCGAGTTCAAGATGGACGGCCAGCGCGACACGGTCTTCGTCATCCCCGGCCAGCCGTGCGAGCACTACTCGCGCGAAGGCCTGCGCCAACCGTGGATCGAGGGCCTGTTCGACGACGAGATGCAGGCGATTCGCCAGCGCCTCTGCGGCGACGAGGCGATGGTGCTCGACGGCGAGGCGATGGCCCACGTCGTCGATCCGACGAAGAAGCATCCCTCCTGGACGGCCACGATGAACTGCAAGAAGGAGGGGGCTGACCGCTCGAAACTTCGCTACTACGCCTACGACTGGATGCCTATGTCGGAGTGGGTGAAGCGTCAGTGTTCGCGTCAGCAGGATCTTCGAAGCTTGATGCTCGACGCGGCAATCAGCGATCTGGCGCTCAGCAAGATCTACCCGTCATACAAGGAAACGGTCTCGGATCGTGCCCAGGTCAACGCTATGTTCGATCAGGCACTCTCGCTCGGTTATGAAGGCCTGATCGTCAAGGACCCGAGCGCATTGTACGAGTGGGACCGCTCGACGTCCTGGCTGAAGGCGAAGCCGCTGCATACGGCCACGCTGCGAATCGTCGGCGTCTATGAGGGAAAGAAGAAGGGAAGGAACGAGGGTCGCCTCGGGGGCTTCCAGCTCGAAGGAACGATTGAGGATGGCACCGAGATCAAGACCGATTGCGGCGGTGGGTTCACGGATGATCAGCGTGAACTCTTCTTCAAACATCCGGAGATGGTTGTGGGCCGGATGGCTGAAGTCGAGTACATGGAAGTAACGAAGAAGAACGCGTTGCGTAACCCGGTATTTCTGCGGTTTCCGGACGGTAACTAGCATATAGTCGCCGAACTTCTTCGGTGGTTATCTCCATATAATGCTTAGCACACCACCACCACATCAGTAAAAGAAAAATGAGCATTGCATGGAAAGACGCGGAGAGCGAGTTCGAGTCGTTCTTCGCGCCCTTCGGCAAGCGCGCGCATGTGCAGCGCTTGACCGACACCGCCTACGTTCGCGGTTCGACAGGGCGGGCCGCATCGTTCAAAGATGCGCAACCGTCTGACTACATCATCACTCTTGAAGGGACCACGTTCTACGCTGAGGTCAAGAGCACTCAGAGCGAGCCGTCGTTTCCCTTCAGCATGATCAAGAAGAGCCAGTGGGCAGCAGCCCGAATGGTCACCGCAGCTGGCGGACATTACCGCTTCTACATTCGCCGCGAGACGACGAAGCGCTGGTACGTCGTCCCGGCAGTTGTATTCATCACCCATACAGCCAAATCGATCCGCTGGCACGAGATCGATGGCTACCTCATCTAACAAGGATCAAAACATGACCAAGTATCTCGACGTGATGGTCGACCTGGAAACGACTGGCACTCAGCCTGAGCGCACGGCAATCATCGAAATCGCGGCGGTTCGCTTCGATTTCGCATCGGGCGAGATCATGCCCGAGATGTTCAACCGCTGCCTGATGATTCCGCATGGTCGCTTCTTCGACGAAGAGACCCGCAACTGGTGGCTCAAGGACAAGCGCGAGATCCTGCAAGGCATCTACGCGCGGATGGAGCGCCCGGAGGTTGTGATGCAGGCGTTCCGCGATTTCCTGCTGCGTGACGTCGACACGTACAACGAGAAGCTGCGTTTGTGGGCGAAGCCGTCGCACTTCGAATATCCCTTCCTCGAAAGCTATTTCAAGGAATTCGAGATTGGCAATCCGTTCCACTACCGCGACACGAACGACATGAACTCGTGGATTCGCGGGCGCTACTGGCCGCAGCAACCGCCCGAGTTCGAACGAAACATCCCGTTCGAAGGCGACGCCCACAGCGCGCTGTTCGACGTGCTCCACCAGCTCAAGGTCCTCTACGCAGTGCGTGACCACTCCACGAAGCACCCCAGCCTCGCAGCAGCCGGCGACGTCGTCGAAGCATAAGCGGTAGCGCAACCGAGAGAGCAGCGCGCTACGGCGCGCTGTACCACCACTTCACTAGGTTGTGAATCATGAAAATCGAAACTATCGCCGGCCTCCGGGTCGGCTTTCTTGGCGACCCCCATCTCGGTCGTGCTTTCCTGACCGGTGTCCCTCTTGATCGTCGCGGCGAGCGCGAGCGAACGCAGATGCACGAATTCGTCGAGTCGTTGTTCGCGGACGTCGACGTGAACATCTGCCTCGGCGACATCTTCGACACGTTCGTTGTTCCTCCCGAGATCGTCCTGGCCGTCGCGTCGTCGTACCGCGAAGCAGCGCGCGCTCGACCCAACACGTGGTTCATCCTCACGCGTGGCAACCATGATGCTTCGCGCGACGCCGACAAGCGCAGCTCGTTCGACCTGTTGTACCAGCTGCTCGACGGCATCGAGAACATCGTCATCGCGAAGGACGACGTCCAGGTCGTCGAACACGGCATCTTCCGTCTCGGCGTCGTGCCCTGGCACCCCTTCATCAACTCGAAGGAAATGGCGCGCAAGCTGGTCGAAGACGGCTACAAGGAGTTCGATCTGATCGTCGGCCACTGGGATCGCGTCACGTTTGAGGACAACCCGCACAATGCGATCCCGATGCTTGAGCTGCGCCCACTGACGAAGCTGGTCGCCAGCGGCCACGATCACCACCCGTACGACGAAGTGATCAACGGCGTGCGCGTCGTGTTCCCCGGCTCAATGCAACCGTACGCACACGGCGAAAACGACGAAGACGGGCGCTACGTCACGCTCACGCTGGAAGAGCTGCGCGCAGTCGTCGCTAGCACGCCGGCCCAGTTCCACGACGTGGCCGTGCGTGTGCTGCTCAAACCGGGCGAGCAGATCGATTTCCCGGTTGACGCGTGGGCACTGACGACAAAGCCGATTGCCGACAACGGCGAGGAGTACGTCGACATCACCATGCAGACCGAGTCGTTTGACATGGTCGACATCCTGTCGCGCTGCCTGACAAAGCACAACGTCACCGCCGAGACTTCAAACGAAGTGCTCGCCATGTATCAAGAACGCCGTAACGCTGCTTGAGGAAAGCATCATGCTGCTGAACCTGAATATCAAGAACGGCTACCGTCACCCGAACTCGACGTTCGTGTTTCCGATCGGCCAAACGGCGATCACGGGACCGAACGAGTCGGGCAAGAGCGTCACGCTGGAGATGATTTTGTTCGCGCTGTGGGGCAGCGTCGCGCTGCGCGGCGCAGCCGACGACTACAAGAAGCTCGAAGTGACGCTCGAATTCCTCGTGCGTGACCAGACCTATCGCATCGTCCGCACGACGAAGAACGCGAAGCTGACGCGCGCTGGTGAAGACGTCGCGACGGGCACGAAGCCGGTCAACGCGAAGATTCGCGAGCTGTTCGGCTACGACTACGACGTGTTCACGATGGCGAACGCCGTGCTGCAAGGCCAGATCGAGAAGCTGTCGGACGCGAAGCCGACCGAGCGCCGCAAGATCGTCGACCAGACGATTGGCCTGAACGTGCTTGACGACATCGTGACCGATCTCGGCAAGCAAGCGCTCGCGTTCCGCAATCAGGCTGACGGCATCGCCGCGGTGCTGCGCGAGCCGGTCAAGCCCGAGCAGCCGGTCGACTTCGAGTCGAGCACGACGCTCGGCCAGAAGCGCGACAACGTCGCGACCCTGGTCAACGAGCTGAACCAGCTGCGCGGTATGGTGGCCCACAAGCCGTCCGAGCCGGTCGCCCCCACGTGCGCCATCGGCGAGACCGTCGAGACGCTACAGAGCCTGATTGCGGCCCGTAACGAGCTGGTTGCGGCGAAGGGCACGCTGGAGAGCGCAGCGGCTGATCAGCGGGCTACCCTGAAGCGTCTGAGCGACGGACTCAAGGCAGTGACCAGGGACGGCACCGTGGCCCGTCTGGAGGCTGACATCGGCCGCATCGAGAAGCAGATCGCCGGCCTGGCAGAGCCGGTGCTGACGATCGACCAGATCGAAGCGCTGGAGCAGCAGCACATCGATCACGACATGTGGGTGCAGAAGCAGAAGCTGTTGGGGCAGGGCGAGCACATCTGCCCGAGCTGCGACCACCACTGGCCGATCGCGTCAGCCGCGCTGGCGCCGTACGCAGCGGTGGTCGATACTGCCGCGCCGTCGATGACGCGCGTCGAGCTGAACGCCCAGCGCGCGCTGCACGGCAACACCGAGCGCCGCGCCGCGCTCGCCCAGGAGATCGTCGAGTTGCGCGAGCGCATCGAGCGCACGAAGCAGGAAACGCAGGCTGCGATGGACGCCCAAAAGGCGAAGATCGTCAAGGCCGAACAGGAGGTCGCCGAGACTTCCGAAGCGGTCTTGACCCTTCAGAACGCGATTGACAATACGCCCGATCGCAGTGATGACCTGAAGGAGCGTCAGGCGTACGAAGGTCAGCTCGTCGCGCACCATGCGCAGGTGCTCAGCTACAACGAGTTCTTCGCGAAGCTGGCCGAGCGCGAGGCGCGCGTCGAGGAGCTGGCCGGCGTCGAGGCCGAGCTGGGCAAGCTGGACGAGCAACTGGTCGCTGCGCGCGCCTACGAGCAGGCCGTGGGCGCGTACGAGGCGCAGATGGCCACGTACAGCGTCGACAAGGCGAAGCTCGACGCGTTGAATGCCGCTGCCGATGACAAGGCCGCGGCGAAGGCGGCGGTAGCGGAAGCGAAGCTCGTGATCAAGTCGCATCTCGTGCCGTCGCTCAACAAGGTAGCGTCCGTGCTGCTCAACCAGATGACCGGTGGCGCACGTACGTCGATCGTGGTGGATGAAGACTTCAACATCACGGTCGACGGCCAAGCAGTGCAAACGCTGTCCGGTTCCGGAAAGGCTGTCGCGAATCTCGCACTCCGGATTGGTCTCGGTCAGGTGCTGACCAATGGTGTGTTCTCCGTCTTCATGGCCGACGAGTTCGACGAGTCGATGGACGCACAACGTGCTCAGTACACCGCCGAGTGTCTGCAACGTCTGAAGGAGACCATCAAGCAGGTGATCATTGTTACGCACAAGCGCCCGATCGCAGACCACATCTTCACTCTCCCTTTGAAAGAGGCCGCATGAGGAATTAATGGAGTCCATCAAAACGCTACTTGATCAAAACTTCACCCCCGAGCTTATCGCCACGTTCCTTGACACCACCCTGGAACGTGTCGTCGAAGAGATGAACAAAATGGAACTCTTCGGCTGGGGAAACCCTGGAAATTACGCCTTCATCATTGCGCGCAAGTACCCTGCAGAACGCCGCTGGAATGAAAGGTTTGAACGGATTCTGGCAAGCGCACGTGAGAAGCACGACAAAGGGCTGATCACGATGGTTCAGGTTCGAGATGACGACATGATCATCCAATACGCGATGCCTGTCGAACGTCCTGTTCCGCGCCGACTCTGGTTTACCGCACCACCCGAGACTTACTAAAATGAACTTCGAACAATACAAACCTCTGGCCCTTCGCACCGAGAAGCCCCTGGCAACTTCTCTGCTGCGCCTGCAACACGCATCGCTCGGTCTCACGACCGAACACGGTGAGTTCACGACCGAAGTCAAACGCCTTTGGGCGTACCAGAAGCCGCTCACGCAGGAGATGCGCGAACACATCTTCGAAGAGCTGGGTGACATCCTCTGGTACGTGGCCATCGGTGCCGACGCCCTCGACTTCGAGATTCCCGAATACCAGCATCTCTTCGACTTCGACCTCAGCGCGCTACCGCTCGCGGAACAGCTCCAGATCGTCGCGAATCGCATCTCGGTCGAGATCGGCTTCTTCACGTACGAAGTGCCGCTGCATCAAGACGCGCGCGCCCGCACGGGTGCGATGCGCAGCCTCGTGAACATCCTCAGCGGCGTGGCCCATGCTTGCGATGCGCTCGATATGCCTCTCGAAGAAGTCATGTCCGCGAACATCGCGAAGCTGAAGCAGCGCTTCCCGGATGCCTACACGAATGCCGCCGCTGAAGCGCGCGCGGACAAGGGCGGTCTGGACGCTCGCAACTCGTAAACCACCACACGTAGGAAGGGCCGACCACCACCGGCCCTGAAGACAAGATGAAACCTATCATTCTGGCCAAGGTGATCGAAGACTCGATCGCCTCGAACGGCGTGCGCCTCACGACCGTTGAAGTGCGGTATCCGCGCATCATCCATAGCGAGCTGATGACGCACCGCAAGTTCTCCCGCAACGCGGGCAGCTCCCGCGCTATCCCTATCCATCGCATGTTGCGCCAAGTCTGGTCGCGGCCGGCGTGCCCCGCGGAGTGGGGCACCAACCAGCCGGGTATGCAGGCAGGAGCGGAGCTTCAAGGTTGGCGTCTGTGGGCCGCGAAGGCCATGTGGCGCAGCGCTGCGCGCTTCGCCGCGCTGCATAGCTGGCTGCTCATGAAGCTCGGCGCGCACAAGCAAATCGCCAACCGCGTCACCGAGCCGTACCAGTACATCAACGTCCTGCTTTCCTCGACCGACTGGGGCAACTTCGACGAGCTGCGCTGCCATCCGGACGCCGACCCGACGATGCAGATCCTGGCCGTCGAGATCATGACCGCGATCGAGGTCAGCGTGCCCCGCCGGTTGCGCATCGCCGAATGGCACTTGCCGTACGTCATCCAGTCCGAGCGCGAAGCGCTGCCGATCGAAGAGCAGATCAAGCTTTCCGTCGCGCGCTGCGCGCGGATCTCCTACGACCCGTTCGACGGCGACGCGAGCCACGCGAAGGAGTTCGAGCGCTACGCGAAGCTGGTCGGCGCGCGCCCGATCCACGCATCTCCGACCGAGCACCAAGCGACGCCGGCTTTCTCGTCGACGCAGAAGGGCGGCAACTTCGACGGTTGGCTTCAGCACCGCCAGGACGTCGAGAAGGCCCGCGCGATGGATGGTGAAGTCCCGGTCATCCTGCGCCGGCAATGGACCAACGACGAGGTCCGATTGCATCGCGCTCTGGTCGCGCAGCGCGGGGAGGTCGAGGCATGATGGCCGATTCCCCTGCGCAAGCTGCACAAGCCCCGCAAGTGCCGCGCAAGCACTCCCACTACCACAAGGCTTGCCCATACCCGAGCATCGACGTCTACCGCGTGCTGGAACTGTTCAGGGTGACCGACCCGTGTATCCAGCATGCAGTCAAGAAGCTGCTGGTTGCCGGTGGCCGTGGCCAGAAGGACGTCATCAAGGACATCCAGGAGTCGATCGACACCTTGACCCGCTGGCAGGAGATGCGGGCAGAGGAGAGCACCAGATCGGTCACCGTGGGGACGCCCTGATGACGCTCAATAAAGACTACGTAAGCGCCCCGGTCTCCGAGTGGGTCTACGCCAAGCCCGAACACGGTGGCAAGAAGTGCCTGCTGCTGACGATCGGTGGCATTGCTATCACAGGGGTGTGGCACGGCGAAGTTGGGCAGTATTACCTCGCGTGGGCCGCACTGCCGAAGCGCGACAAGCAACTGGAGCGTCGCGTGCTCGCGCGAATTACGCACGGCTAGTTCGTACTCGATTCGGAGGCTACCTTGATGCTCGCGTTGAGGAGCCTCCGCAGCGCAATCACTTCAAGCACCATCCGCCTCACATCTGCGCCGCTCACCTGGTCCGGCTTATCCCACCATTCCCGCAGAAGAGATACGTCCGGCGACGCAAACTCCGGGAGAGGCTGCTCCTTTGGCGGCGGTTTCGAATATCTTGCCGGCACGGACATCCGCGCGCGCTCGTGCGTGCGGGGCTGCAAATGGCGATCCCTCCGCGTCTCATCTAGACGCCGTGTCCCATCTTTCCCATATCCGTGCCAGTGTTCCGCCTCATAGTCGGTCATCCAGAACTGGCAATCAATCACGCCGTAGTACGAGTCAACATACTCCCAGCGGTACTCCCATAGCGGTTCCACGATTCACCCCAAATACTGTATGGATATACAGTATTATCCAAGATAAGATGCATTGGTCAAGTCTTGAAATTGGGGAGCGACATGTGCACGAACTACCGCGCGCCAGGCGAGGACCCAGGGATCAGTGAGCTGAAGATCGGGATCGGAGACCTGTACAGGCGCGATCCTTGGGACTTCGAGGTGTATCCAGACTACAGCGCCCCGATGGCCTACGCCGCTGAGGACGGTCTAGATGTCGTTAAAGCCGTGTTCGGCTTCTGGCCGAAGTTCATGCAGCCCGAGCGGCGAGACGAGAACGGCAGGAAGAAGCGGCCTCTGGACACCATGAATGCGCGCACAGAGACGGTCGGCACGTCGCGCCTGTACAGCAAGGCATGGCGAGACGGGCAGCGGTGCCTAATTCCCGCACAATGGATCTATGAGCCTTGCTACGAGACCGGTAAGAACGTGTGGCATCGCATTGGCCTGACGGATTGGCAACCATACTGCGTCGCAGGTATCTGGCGGCGCTATGAGGACGCCGATGGTCGAACATTGATCGGCATGTCCATGCTCACCGTCAATGCTGACGACCATCCAGTCATGTCCCGTATGCACAAGCCGAACGACGAGAAGCGGTCGGTCGTGATCCTTCGACCTTCCGATTATGACGAGTGGTTGCACACGAAGAATGTCGAGTCCGCGCGCTCGATGTTGCAGTTGTACCCGGCTGACGAGCTGGCAGACGGTCCGAAGTGAATCGACCTTACACCAGAACGATGAACAATTTTGTGTGAAGGCTTGCCGATAAGGTTGGAGTGGGGTTTACCACAAAATTCAGCGAGACGAGGTGTCGCGCGTGGCGCACACTTGGCGAGACGAACGAAACCCCAGCGGATAGGCATGGTGTTTTGATAGACTAACAGGAAGATGTCGGGGGCGTAATACGAATGGAAAAGCAAGGCCGATTTGACTTCGAAATTGAGACGCTTCAAGCGAGTTCGGACGATCGAACGGCACGTATTCGTGCGAAGCCCAGTCCAAGGCGATACATCGAGGTAGAAATCGATGGTGCTCGGTACTACCGAGATAAATATCTCAACACGCTGATAAGCCTAGAGCAAATGGCTCAGGCAATGGAGGGGTTGCCGATATATAGCCTTACTCCTTCGATTGATTCAACTCCAACCTATGCCGATAGAAGGATGGCAATCGTTGAGAATCAGCTAAATGGCGGGGAGTACGTGCCGCCTGAAGAAGTCGCTACACCCCATTCGGACTTTCGGCGCGAGGCGGCGAGTAATATCGCGTTTCTGTCAGTTGATATATGTGGCTCAACTGCGTATCGCCGCAAAGATGCCCGTGGTTTCGATAGAGCTTATGAGGTATTCATCAGGGAGCTTGGTACTCTTGTGGGTCATTTTCATGGGGCCATCTTAAAAACAACTGGAGATGGTTTTATTGCTTATATTGACCACCCATCGTTTACGAGTCAATGCGACAATGCTGTCGATCTCGGATTGTCTTTAATTTCGTTCTCAATACGTACACTGAACCCGGCATTGAAGTCGGCCGGTTTGAAGCCGCTATCCATCAGAGTTGGTGCTGACTATGGGGTGGCATCCACTCGTACTATTGAAGTTCCATCGACAAATTATCGCAATGTGGAGGTCTCTAGCGACGCGCTAAATAGAGCGGTGAAGATCGAGGAGTCATGCAAGCCAAATCAATTCCGGATTGGCCGCGAGCTTTACGAACTGGTACATGTACAGTGGCTTGAGCGTGCTGAAGAAGTCCCATTCGATGGAAGTAGTGTTGGGATAGAGGGCTACAAAGTCTATAAAGTTCGGTAGTGTTTTTCGAGAATGAGTGTATAACTGATGACGGGCTGAGGGGTCGCTCACCTATGTATTGCTGAAAACTTAAGGGGGAAAGAAATTGAACTACGATGGTTTGAAGCGGCGGTACTGGGAAGCGAAAGTGCAACGGGTTACTGAACTGCGAGATCGAATTCGCGAGCGCGAAGATGCGCTTGCTGCCGGACGTGTCGTACCCGATGGGGCTGATTTGGCTTTGGGAAAGGGAAGGCGACTCCCAATGGCGATAATGTTCATAGATATTTGTGGTTTTTCGAGTCGTCCGGCGGAAACTCACGATGAGCAGCATTTGATGTTGGCTGCGTTGAATTTGTTTTTTACGGAAATGATCCGGATTGCCGAGGACTATGGAGGGACGGTCGAAAAGAACACCGGAGATGGCCTGATGGCCTACTTCGAAGATAACGGCGGAGATCCGCCTGAATGTGGATGCAAGCGTGCCGTTTCATGTGCGCTTACCATGATGGCTGCACGCGAGCATTTGATTTCGCCGATACTCGATGCAAGCGGGTTTGCGCCTTTCGCATTCAGGGTGTCTATTGATTATGGAAGGGTGACTATTGCCAATCTGGGGGTTGCAAGGGGGTTTAACTCGTATGCTGCAATTGGCACAACGGCAAACTTTGCTTCCAAAATGCTGAGAAATGCAGGTGAGCAAGAAATCGTTATAGGGCAATTTGTTCGAGATAAGTTGCCGGTCGATTGGCAGACCCAATACACGCAAGTGCATCCCGAGCCAACAGGTTGGATATATAGGGCAACAGGCTTGCCTTACCTCCTCTACAAATATACGGGCCGCTGGTCCCGGCTGATGGAGTAGCTCTATGAATGATCGGCAAACGCAATCGAAAAGCGCTGAGACGGAAATCTCGTCCCCACCAGGCATTTCATCGGTGACGATTCTTCCAACACCGCAGCCGGACGTGCCATCCTCAAGTGCAGAAGGAAAGACACAGCCTATAGGCGAAGTGGCGTCCCCTCCTACTTATAAGTTCGCCCATGAATCGCATGAGTACATGCGTGAATACATCCGAAATGCAGATCAAAAGGCTATCTTCTATTTCTCCATTTGTTCAACATTGCTCGGATTTGAGCACATCCAGTCTTGGGCTGCGCGATGGACAAAGTGGCCCGCAACATGGTCGATGGTAGATTTTATAAGCTTCGTTGCTATGGTCGGGCTTGCGCTGGCCGCAGTCTGCTTCCTATTTGCCGTCGTCCCCAGGCTGGGCGGCTCCCCGCGCGGTTTCATATTTTTCAAATCCGTAGCAAACTATTCAAACGCGGATCAGTACATCTCCGATATTGTGAAGCGCCAAGAATCTGACCTCGCAGCCGAAAAGCTCCGTCACTGCTATGAGCTAGCCAAAATCGCTACTTCGAAATACGCAGCGATTGGCGTTGGTCTACGGATTGCGTCAGTCGCAATTTTGTGCTCGCTATTTCTTCTCGTGAGCATTAGTCCAACACAGAGCGGCAGTCGGCAGTCGGCGACTGGACAAACGGCTGTTCAGCCTTGACCAGCCCCTCATCTGGCCACCTATATGTTGTGAGGCCTTGGGGTTATGAAAACGCCGGCTGTCGGCCGGCGTTCGCAATCAGGCTACCTTCCTTCTCAGCGGGATGACATTCGATTCATTCCCGCCCTGTGGCTCCGTCCCATCGCAGCAGTTACTCACGAAAGCTGCCCACAGCGCCATTGCCGCTCGTCTCTCCGGGATCTCCTCCCGCACGTCGTAAATCCCCTCGACACCCTTTACCTTGTGGTTCAGTGCGATCTCACTGATTTCGCGCGAGACCCCCATGTTTCGCATGTGACCTTTCGCCGTGCTGCGCGTATCGTGCGGCGTGAAGTACCTCATTTCAAGCTTGCTGCTTTCAAACGCTCGGGATATGGACGCCCAAAGAGTCTTGACGCCCATGTGAGTGTCGCCGAGCTTGCGCCGCTTGCCAGCCCGCGCTGGCAAGAGCCATTCAGATTCTCCCGACAGGGTCATCAAGTCCTCGATCCACTTCACGACGATTGGAACGAGAGGCACGAGCGCGCCGAATCCTGCTTTGAGGTTTTGAGGCGGAATCCACCACGTCCCACGCTTGAGATCGAAGTGTTCCTTCCGGGCCTTGACCAGTTCGCTGGTACGAACGCACGTGGCAAGCAGGACCCGGAACATGAGCCCGTTGTCGCTACCGATCTTGTCATCGATGTCAGGCAACAAGATCCTCAGCTCATCCTCCGTAAGCATTAGTCGTTGACGAACTGGCGGCGGCTCGCCAAGCAATGCTCGCAACTTAATGCCGGCAGTGGGGTTGGTCTGGACGACCCGCTTACCAATCGCATGGTCGAACAGGACCGTAACCGTCCCCAGCACTCGATTACAGACGTTCCAAGATTTTCCGCTGGTCTCAAGCATGTAGATGATGTCGGCCGACGTGACCTTTCGAGCCTCCAGTGAACCGAGGTTCGGCTTCACCATATTCTCGATATCCCAGTTCCGGTTGTAGGTCGAACCTTCGGCGAGACTGACCATCGCCTTTTCCTTGTAGTCGTCACATAGCTGGCGGACGGTCAGCGCGGAGGCAGTACGGGCTTTCTCTGTCTTCTTGTCAGCGGCAGGGTCCTCGCCCTTGTCGATCTCGACTCGGAACGCGCGAGCAGCTTTCCTGGCGGCTGCAAGCGACATGTCGGGGTAGTTACCGATCGTCAGCTCGCGGCGGCGGTTGCCGCGGCTATAGCGAAGGACCCAGGTTGCGGTTCCTGAGCCGGATAGGGTGAAGGTCAGGCCGTCGCCATCGGCCTTAGCAACTGGTTCCCCTTTGGCGATCCAATGGCGGATCTGAACATCGTCGAGGGCGTGGTGGAGGCGCGGCAT